AAAGGTGTTTTTGTATTAACGCCAGCTGCCTGGGCTAAATGTGGCTTTGGAGCTGCTGCTAATTTAGCATTTGCGCCGCCTTTTGCTGGAACATTTTTGAATGAACCTGCGCCTGGTAAATCGCCACGACCTTTGTCAGCATAACTGTTTGGTGCTTTGTAAGCTGATGTACCGTCTGGATTTGCTTCAGAAGCTACATTGCGTACTGGCTTACCTTGCATGCCGGCTGCGCCTGAATTAAATGTTGTTGGCGATTTAGCATTAGCACCGTTATCACCCATTTTAGCTGGAGCAACTTTTTGTAAACTAATGTTTTCCATCACGCCCATATCAGCTTCTTCTTCATCAAATTCTGATGTATCGTCGTCAGCATAAGCATCACCACCAACTTCACCATCAACTGGATCCATGTCAAAATCGTCGCCGCCGTGTTCAGCTTCTTCGTCGCCCATTAACGCTTCAAATTCAGCCATTAATTCGTCGAGTTTGTCTTCTAAATCAACTACGCGATCTTCGAGATCTTCTTCGCCTGCGTCGTCGTCATGATCATGTTCAATATCTTTGGTCATGTCTTCTCCGTCATCTTCAGCTTCGTCGTCAAATTCAGCATCTGCATCATCTTCTTCGTTCATGCCGCCGTCTTGATCGGTTTGAACTTCGCGCATTACATCTTCTGTTGCAGAACCGGAAGTATCGTCCATTCCTTCTTCAATATCTTCTTCTTCGTCAAGCTCTTCGCTTTCTTCGCCGTCTTCTTCATTCATTAAATTTTCATAAATTTCGCGTGATTTCTCAACTACGATGTTATGGAAAAGCTCGCGGGCTTTTTGTTCGTCATCGTTAATCACATACTCGATTAACTGTTCAAATTTCGATGTCATATTATCTCCTTGGATGATGGCTCGTGCTAATACTTAGTATTAAGTAATAATATTACTCGATTATCGGGGAGAAAGTGACTATTTTATGTAATTTGTATTACACAGGTGCCCCTGCAGGTTCTGCAGGCGGAGCGTATTGAGCTTTGACATATTTTAATTTATTAGTATGTTCTATTTTACGCAAATCATTCATTTGCCGTAATTTACGAATTTGTGCCAAAGTTAAACGAGTCTTACGTAATTGTCCCATTTGTGGTTGGGTATTATCATTTTCTAAATCCTGATAAGATTCGGGACTTTTTTCGTAGAGTTCGTTTAGTATCATAGTTTATTATTTAGTTTATATTGTTAAGTTTACGCCCCGGCAGTATTTCCAGCTGGACTACCTACGCTGCCTGCACCTGGTGCTGTTTGCGAAGCTGGAGCTGGTCCTGCCCCAGTATCAACATCAGCAGTTCCTACACCAGTATTCGCTAAATCATCACCCATATCTATATCTGCATCCATTCCAGCAGGAGTTACACCCACTGAACGCAAATCTTGGCCTGATACATTAACAAGTTCAGAAAGATCTCTTTCTTCTTTCCACAATTTTTCATTTTCGAGGATTTCTTCTTCAGTTAATCCTAAATATCTCTTTAATAAGAAACGTTTTGACAGATATGGCAACGGTTCAATTGCTGAAAATGTACTGACACGAGCTGTATCAAGCTCAGATTGACGATAACTAGCAAAGTTCTGTGGTTGAGTTAGACGTAAAGTAAAGATACTGCTATCAATACTAAACCCTCTCCAGTGTAAAAACATCTTAAATTCGTCATCTAACTTCTGCATAATTAGTTTTTGTAAACGTTCGCAGTACTTGTTAAAACGGAATTCTTGTATTAATGCTGTACCAACACGGCCGTCATTCATTGGAGCTGAACTATCATCTGGCCCTGTTGGAAGATAACTACTAGGAACACGCAATCCTCGTGCCATTTTGTTGTTAAAATACTTTAAATCGTCAATTTCGCCTAGATTTTGCCCACCCGGCAATACTTCAACTGAACTACCACGTCCGTCTGTTGTTTGCGGAAAGAAGTAATCTTCATTAACGCTTAATGGATTGTAGCTAGCATCCATCATGTTAGATCCGCCACCAGTTATAGTAGGAATACGGCGTTGATGCATTTCGTTTTTAACACGCTCAACGAATGCCATAGCCATGTGACTAGGCATATTACCCACGTCAATTTTAAATAAACGGCGTTCCGGAGCACGTTGTACACGATAAATCAATACAGAATCTTCTAAAAGTTCTTTTTGTTTATAAACTTTGTAAATGTTTTCTAAAATACTTTGCCCAAATGGCCAAAAATAATCTAATCCTTCATTTAAACTTAGATGTACAACGTGTTTAGCGTCAATACATGATTCATTCATAGCTTGTGTGAAGCGACTATTGCCTGTTCCCCCACCACCACCACCGCCGCCACCACCATTAGGTGCGTTATAATTACCGCCTGTTGTAACCGACCCAGTTGAACGGCTTACATAATAATCAGATGTGGTCTTAGCCGCCATACTCATATTTTGGAAGTTAGGATTAATGTCACGAATAATATATTGTTCAGGGCGTTTGCCTTCCGACTCGTTAACAATAATACGAGCCACTTTAATCATGTCAATCCAATACATTTCAAATGTTTCTGGATCACGAACAAATACTTGATCACCGTATTTGATAGCGTTTCTAAACAATTTAAAAATACGCTGATCTAATTTGTTTAACTTAGTCCATTGCTGCAATTGTTTTTTAATAATTTCAATTTCATGATCAGTTGGATTTTCAGCAAAATCAATATCAAAAGGAGTACCGTTGTCGCCATTGGCTTGTGTACTAAATTCAGCAATAATATCTAAGCAAGCGTTTACTTCGCTATCACAATCCATATTTTCATATTGATTATAACGTTCTAATCTATTTGGATGTCCTGAATAAACTTCAGGTAATCTACTTGCGTAATTACGAAATGCAAATTCGTTTCGTGTTCCACTTTCAAAATCAGAACCTGGTCTGTTATAACCTGGTAGTCCAAAATTATTCTTGCCTGAAATAGGGCTAAGTTGACCCATCTGATTTGTATCAGCGAGTTTAAAATATTTGCGCCAAGAGCCGTTGCGTCCGTTAGTACCGTTTGAAGTTGCCATAGTCTGTTATTTAGTTCATTAACCTTGTAGTTGTAATAACTCTTTCGACATATTAGCGTGTTTTGTCATACCATCAACTAATAATCCTAATTTTTGTACCTTTTCTGCAAGTAATGATGCAATTATTGTAGCCGATCCGTCATCTTGATTCGGCATATCTAATGGTATTGACTTGCCATCAGGTAAAGGTACAACAGCTTCGTCGCCGTGTAGCATTGCTTGATACCCATCTTTAGGTCCAGTCAATACACCACCTAACTGAGCCGATTGCATTTTTTTACCTTCTGCACCTTCGATAGGCGCTGCTGCTACAGATGCAGCAGGAATTTCAGCAGCGGCTGTTCCCACTGGTGCAGTTGCAGATGCCGTCTGAGTAGCTGCTCCCCCACCTTTTTTCATAAATGACAAATCAGCTACTTTTTCTGAGCCAAATTGACCTGTTTCCAAATTTCTTGCGTATGCGTCTTTCTTTCGTTGCTCTGTTACTGCATTTGAATTACCAATACTTCGTGCTACCTGTGTATATGGATCTGCACCTGGATTTCGTTTCATTCCATCTAGCATCATCATAACCGCAATTTTAGCGGCAATTTTTGGATCATTGGCTAAATCTGGATTTCCAACTAGGTCTATGCCTAATTTTTCGCCGTATTTTTTATAATTTGTTTTAAAAGTAATACCAATAAATCCACGACCGCGATATTTGTATCCATCCCCAGGTTGGTCATTGCCATAACCCTTAAACGCAGGATTTTTGTCACCATACACATAGTCAAAGAATTTTACAGGATCTGCTTTTAATGCAGTCAACTCATCATCTGGCATTTTACCAAAAATAGATCCTGCTCCAAATGATTTTCTAATATTTTCGTTACTAGTATTTTGGTAACCAATCTCTGATTGCATTTTAAAACCAGACTCTCCTTCGGCAGCAGCAGCCATAGAGGCTCTTATTTTAGGATCAGTAACTCCTAACTCGTTCATTGCTTGTAACAATAGTTGTTGATTCTGACCAACAGTAGTAGGGCCAGTGCCCTCTGCTAATCCGCCTGCTTTTTCTGTTTCTGCTGTACCGCCAGCTACACTACCAGTACCTCCTGCATTAAGTTTCATAGCATTAGCAGCACTACCACCTGGGCTACCACTAGGAGTACCTTCTGCTGCACCTGGGCTACCGCCAGCACTACCACCGGCACTGCCACCTGGGCTACCGCCAGCACTGCCACCACTACTACCGCTACTGCCACCAGCACTGCCACCGCTACTGCCGCTACTGCCACCGCTACTGCCGCTACTGCCACCAGCACTACTACCAACCATGTTATTCAACATAGCCTTACTTCTGTTTAATAAAGAATTTGTGCCAGTTAATTTGCCTGAAGAATCTGCACCACTGCTACCAGTAGAACGTAATTCTAACATAGCACTCAATGTCTCGAAAGATTTTTGTGTAGGATTAATGCCTTTTGAAACTATTCTAGTAGTTAATTCAGTAATACTGTTTAATTTAGCAGAGTTTATTTCTAAACTTTTATCAGCATCACTTTTTGCTAACTGTTGATTGGCTAATTGTTCTTTGCTTGTTTTAGCAGTAGTAGTTGTATAATTATTTTGTAATATACCTGCTCTCGATAATTCATTCGATATTACCTTGAAAGGATTAACAAACCATACAGAGCCATTTTCTTTATTAGAGTTAGGTTTTTCTGTAGGTTGATTGGCAAATGCGGATCTAGTAGTAGCCATACCAGAAGGAATTTCCGATAATGTTTGTGTTATTCCTGTATTTCTATCTCTGTTTGTAGTATTTGTAGTATTTGTAGTATTTGTAGTATTTCTAGCAGCATTAGAGTTAGGTTTTTCTGTAGGTTGATTGGCAAATGCGGATCTAGTAGTAGCCATACCAGAAGGAATTTCCGATAGTGTTTGTGTTATTCCTGTATTTCTATCTCTGTTTGTAGTATTTGTAGTATTTCTAGCAGCGGTAGTAGCAGTAGCAGCAATAGCAGCAATAGGAACCGCAGCAGTAGCAGCAGTAGCAGCAATAGGAACCGCAGCGGTAGTAGCAGTAGTAGCAGCGGTAGTAGCAGCAGCGGTAGTAGCAGTAGCATTTCTACTCATACCTCTAGTATTAGTATCACTGCCCGTCGATCTACCAGGCATAACTCTAGCATTTTCATCTCCGGCACCGCTTGATTTTCCAAAACCAAATAATCCCCTGGCTTTATCCCATAACGTAGTTCCGCCACCTGCCTGTCCTTCTTTACCTGCTGCTTGCCCTGCCACACCTGCTGTTTGTTGGGCTAACCCCGATATTAATTTAAGGGCTGATGTTGCAGGACCAATACCTTTATTAATCACTGCGTCTGCAGATTGTGTTGCATTGCGTTGAGCATTTTTTATCGCAGCCATTCTAGCAGCATTTGGATCTGCTGCACCTGTTTTTTGTGCTTCTTGGTCTGCTATAGCTTTAGCATTGGTTGCCACATAATCTTTTGTGCTAATAGCACTTAAAGCCATAATGCCTGTTACTGGCCCCATCAATCGTTCCATCTCACCAGCTTGTGCTGTTCCGAGATTGTTTTCCATTGTAGTAGTAGCTTCTTTACCTAAACTATCAAAAAGTACATTGGCGTTCTTTTCCCCCGCTTGAATTTGTTTAACTAGATTAGGGAATGCTCGATTAAATTTAACAAATGCAGGGTCATTAACAGCATTTGATAATACCATTGCCAATCCATCAGATTGTGATTCTGCACCAGCGGCTGTCATCATCGACATTAAATCTCGATTACGATTAAGTTCCGCTTCTGCTTCTTTTGAACCTACTCCACCAGCATCTACTTTTCGTTGCAATTCTACTTGATTGGCATTAAATTGCTCTAGACGCATAGCTTTTGCATAAGCTTCGTTTTGTCTTTCAGCATTTAATCCAGTTAATTTAGCTAATCGATCTTGTTCAAAGATATATTTTGTAGTGCCAGCTGTAAGTTCTGCTGTGGTTTTTATTTTCGAAGAACCATTTAATTGTTGGAATTTTAAATAATTTGCAGAACCTTCTGTAATGTCAGTTATAGACATACCCATATTTGAAAACTGGGTCATCAAACTTGTAGTCGTTAACGCACGACTAACTTCAGTAAATCCTTTAAGTCCATCAGCAGCAGTGCCGCCTAATGCTACTAATGTAGTAGCATTTTTTTTCATTAATGATGTAAATTCACCAATTTCAGATACAGTAAATCCAGCTGCTTGGAGATTTTTAAAAGTAGAATCCATACCAACTACAAGTCCCGAACGACTCATACTTTGATAATTTTTAAATATTTCGTCGCCTTGTTTCATTGAGGCGGCAAAATATTTCCCTGTAAATTCTGCTACTCTTTTAGCAGCTCCTCCGAAAAATGGAAGTTTTGATGCCCATGCACCTAAAGCATCAGCACCTTTTTCAACCACATCGGTATAAACACTAAGCCCTTCTTCGCCTTGCGATAACCTATCAGCTGTTTTAATAGTTGCATCTTTTAAATCATTAACTTTTTTATGCAATGAATCAGAATAATCTTTAATGCCAATTGCAGCATCGCGCATATCCTTTGCTAATGCCGCGGTTACTGGTTTGCCACTGGCTAATGCAGCATTGTATCTATTGACAATAGCTTGTGCTTCTTCCGGAGTAAATTTTGCCATTTATAAAGTATTAACCTTGATTTTGTAACATACGATCAGTAATATTATTTTGTTTTGTCATAACACTTAGTAAAGAATCTAATTTAGATAATTCTTGTGTCAATAAAGAAATTTGTTCTTCTGCACCGGCGCTGCTGCCAGTACCGCCGCCTTTAGATTGCACAGGAATAGTTCTGCCATCAGGTAACGGTACAACAGCTTCGTTACCATGTAATAATGCTTGATAACCACTTGTTGGACCACTTAATATACCACCCATAGCAGCAGATGGCATCGGTGTATCTGTCTTGCCTGCTCTTCGATCAGTAATTAATTGTGTTAAAAACGGAGAATCTCCTGTAGGTGGCCATTTATAATCACTTCCCCACGCCATCAATCCTGAATGTGAAGTGTCCAAATGAATATGAGCGCCACCAGGAGCACGATATTCTGCTCCTATGCCATTAAATCCTAAATCAAGAGCTTTAACATATAGTTTATTTCTTTCTGGTTCACTTAATTGATTTGCTCCAAATCCTAAATCAATAGCATCTCCAGTACCATGATTAGCTGCACCTGGTCTAAATCCGCTAGTAACAGTTAATTTTTTACCAAGAACTGATTCTATCGCTGCTTTTTTAGCTAATACGTCAGGTTTAACACCCTCTTCTTTACCAGTACCACCGCCACTGCCAGCCGCCGGAGTAGCTGCACTTTTTGCTTCTGCTGCTGACGGAGGGGAACCTGACGGCACTTGCTCAGTAGGCGAAGTATCTTTTGGTTTTTGAGCTCCGTTTGGAGCACCTCCTGCTGCACCCCCTGCTGCACCCCCGCTAGTTCCTCCTGATGATGTAGTAGCAGTAGGACTAAATCCTAAAGTTTGTTTAATTTTATCTATAGTTGACAACACTAAAGTTTTAGTTTTATCAATTAATCCAACTGTATCTTCTGCTTTCCCTTCCCCAGTTCCACTTTCAAGCAATTCAGTTAATCTATCAGTAGTTTTAGTTAACAATGTAAAACTTTTAATTACAGGAGTAAACGATGTATTAAGAGTTTTTGCTAGTGCCTGTGTATTTTCTTTCTGACCTTCGGTTATATCAGAAAATGAATCTGTTAATTCAATTGTAGTACCTTTAGCACCAGTGACCTGTTTTGCCGACTGTTCCATTACTTTTTGGTAAGCAGCAAGACTTTCTGTTAACTTTGCTACACTAGTTTCACCGGTTTGTTCATATATTGCGTTCTCGGATAAAGTACGCAGTTGATCCTGTCGATTTCGTGTCTTCTGTGCTACCATACTTGGAGAATCTGTGGGTCTAATAGTTGATTTAACCATTGCGTGAAGTTGATTAATTCTTGCATGTAGCTTTTCAATATCAATACCCGCTAATGCCGGATCATTTTTCGGATCTTTAACTAACCCACCATCGGCATACCCTGGTCCAGAACTAATACTTCGGTTTAATCCCAATGCCGGATCATTTTTCGGATCTTTAACTAACCCACCATCGACATACCCTGGTCCAGAACTAATACTTCGGTTTAATCCCAATGCCTTTGTTGTTTCGGCATCTATTACATATTCGCCTTTGTGTACAATACCTGCTGGTTGATATTTGCCACCATCACCAGTATATCCACCTTCTGCAAACCAGGAAAATGGATTATACCATGAGGATTCAGATTTCCCTCCAATTTTACCTTCTTTGCCAGCTATTTTTCCTAACACTCCGGCTGCATCAGCAGCAACAGTAGATAATGCTTTGAGAGCAGAAGTCACTGGGCCCATTGCTTTATCAAGTACTTTTGTAGTTGATTGTTCTATATCGCGAGCATTCTGATTTATCTTAACCATATCAGCTGTATTTTTATCTTTACCAGCTGCTTGTCCTTCTATTTGCTTACCTGCAGAATTTACAGCATCTACATAGTCTATTCCGCTACTAGATAAGGCTTTTGAATATTCTCCAAAATTGCCTAAGAATTTATTAAATACCCCGGCTCCTGCTAATCCTTTATAAGTTGTTGTGGTTCTTTGTACATCTTTCATTAATGTATTGGTAAATTCACCAATATCAGTACCACCTTGATCTATAAATTGAGCTGTTTGTCCCAATCCTCTTTGAAATACTGCATACCCTTCAGTATTAGTAGCACCAGCCAAATACATCATGGCATTTTTCTTCATCTCAGGCCCCATCTTGCCTTCGACCATTGTAAGCATTGCTTGATTAGCATCTAGTTTTTTCTGTGCAGCCGCACCTTCGTCGCCGCCTCTTGCAGCTATTTGTTTTAATTCAAAGGTTTTAGCTGCATATTGCTCAGTAGCCAATGCTTGTTCTTGTATTTTATTTTGTGAATCTGCACTTAATCCAGTTAATTTGGTTAATTTATCCTGATTAACCATGTACTCCATAGCACCTTGCGTTACTGCCTTGGTATCATTTGAAACTGCTTGTCCACTTAATTGCTGTAGCCTTACATAATTTGCAATACCCTCATTAATTTGTGGTATTTGCATACCCATATTCAGCAGCTGAGTGCCTAACCCTGACCCTACAATTTCCTTAGATATTTTAGAAAATCTAGTAAGCCCTTCTTGTGCAGTCCCACCCATATTGGCCAATACGGTGGAATTTTGTTTCATCAGGTCGCCATATGCCCCGATTTCCTTCATTGTATAACCAGCAGCCTGCAAATTCTTAAATGCGTCGTTCATGCCGGTAGCTAGTCCTGAACGACTTAAATCTTGATAAAGTTTAAATTGTTGATCAGCTAATGTGGCTACTCTAGTTGCTACTTCAGCTAATACTTCAGCTGTTTTTCCCAGTACATTACTGCCACTTTTAGCGTCTTTATTCCAATCTGAAAATACTTTTGCACCGGATTTGATAGTATCGTTATAAACTGCGGCCCCAGATTCCCCATCTATTAGGCTTTTGACCAGTCCGCCCATGCTGGCTGTTAATGCTGCTTTGCTAGCTCTTAACTGTGCTGAATACCCTTTGATACCTACAGAGGCGTCTTTTATCGAATCTCTAAGTTCTTCGGTGATTGGTATTCCGCTAGCCAGTGCTTGATTGTATTCATCAGTTCGGGCCTGAATTTCTTCCGGTGTCATGTTTTGTGGCATAACTAATATTTATACAAGGAAAAAACCATGAATCCATTGACTCAATATTTTAGACAACCTTCAATTTATATTAAATTGCCTAGCCAAGGCAATTACTACCCTGCGGGAGCTATCGAAATGCCACAAAATGGCGAGCTTCCTGTATTGCCCATGACGGCAATAGATGAAATTACATATCGTACACCTGATGCATTATTCAGTGGACAAGCAGTTATTAATGTTATACAAAGCTGTATTCCCGCTATCAAAGATGCATGGGCAATCCCATCAATTGATATTGATACCATATTAGTAGCTATACGTATTGCCAGCTACGGTCATGAAATGACTTTTGCCACAGTTTGCCCACATTGCCAAAATGATGACGAATATGCTGTTGATTTACGTACTGTACTTGAGCAAATGAAAACCCCTGATTATTCAGATCCAGTTAAACAAGGCGATATCGAAATTTACTTTAGACCAATGACTTATAAAAATTTGTCTGATAACAATAAAATTCAATTTGACGAACAACGTATTTTTCAATCGTTGCCTGATGACAAAGCCGTAGATAATGTTCAATTATCAGCTATGTCAGCAGCATTACAGCGCATGACTGAGATGACTGTATCTGCACTAAGTCAAAGTATTTTAACCATTAAAACTCCTAGCGCCATGGTTACAGAACAAGAATATATTAGCGAATTTATGAAAAATTGTGATAGTGGATTGTTCAATCGTATTCAAACTTATGTAGTCGATCATAAATCTGAAGCAGAGATGAAACCTATTACAATTAAATGTAATAAATGTCAAACTAATTACTTACAATCTATTACGTTGGATATGTCGAATTTTTTCGAGCGCGCCTCCTAATATTAGATCCTGAACGTGTTGCTACTTACATAGACAACATGGATAAAGAGATCAATGATATTAGACTTGAGGCGTTACGTATGTCTTGGTACATGAGAGGGGGATTACCTTATGATCAAGCCTTACAACTCAGTGTCGCTGAAAGAAAAATAATCAGTGATATCATCAAAGATAATATGGAGACAACTAAGAAAAGTGGTTTGCCTTTCTTTTAAGTTTTTTGTTTTTTCCATGACCCTCCTTAAGGTTCTGAATGATTACTTTATATTTCTTTTTGATTTAACAGATTAGCTGCGCTAATCCAAGACTCGCATACTGCTCGTCTTATTGTTTTAAGTAGTTGCTTTTAAATACTATTCGTCTAGAACTAATGTCATAATTCACCGTAAGCACGGTGAAAAAAATGACCTCTTCGTCTGAGTCCGCAGTCATTTATTATAAAGAGATTGTGCTTTCACACTCGGAGGCGGTTGACCTGTACCCCCTACTCTAGCTTCACATATCAACGGAACCCTAGTAACCCCATAATAAATCAAAGTCCTATAAGCATGGGTCGTATCTTTTTCACGTTGCCCAAACCATTTGTTGCCTTAAGTTGGCTTTTGCCTTTGACACCCGAGTAGGCTTGCGCCTCTTCTATCCGAATTGGGTTTCTCACCAATCCTCAACGGGGATCGAGCAGCCTCGATCAAACGCTGTCAGTGTGATGCCTCCCAGAGTTTCACTGGTTCTGACTAATAGTGTCGGGCTTCCCCTAACTTAGTCTGTCGATGCCTATCTAAGATGATTTAAATTTTGTTTTTGATGTGACTACCATGTATACGGCAAACTATTTGTCCGTTATAGTAATCGTCACTTTCTAATACACGATGCTTAAATTGTTCACGGGCTTCAATATAACTGCATTCCGATTTGGTGTTGCAATAATATAATATTTGCCTAGTGAAATTTTCGATGCCTAACTGTTCGATGTCTTTATTTAATTCTATGCTGCTGCCGGTGTACTGTTGCCAGTCTGATTCCACTTTACTTTTGATTCTCTTACGTTTTTTGGTGCCGTTCTTAAGTTTTACTATTTTATATGTTGTTTTACTAAATTTTGATAGTTTTTTTCCGATATATTTTCTGCCGGATATGTTGTTTGTAATGCAATAAACAAATCCAGCACAATCTTCCGGTAGTATTTCAACATGAGTGTTTTCAAAAAGCCATGACATGTACTAGTTAGTGTCTTTTTGATAGTGCTCATATTTTTATGCTACCTCTACATCTGTATTATAACTGGTAAATCCGCCATCCTTGATTACTTTGAGTATATTTTCTACTCTTCCGGCTAACTCGTCTCTATGACTTACTAACCAAATTGATTTTTGTCGCTCACGTGACATTTGTTTTAATAATCCCAACGCTGATTCCACACCTTGTGTGTCAAGCCCGTTGTCAATCATTTCATCAATGAATAATACATTGATGGGAGTATATAAGGATTCAAACACATCTCTAAATGCCCATGCCATACTTAAAATAAGTCGATTACGCTCGCCTCTTGACAGATTATCAAAGTCAAGTTCACGTCCTAGCTCTTCGATACTAACCGAAAGATCATTTTGAAATACAACAGTATGTGGTAATCCAATACGATCTAAGTAATGTGTTAGTCTTGTGTTAAGATATGATAAGTTTTGTTCAATAATCTTCTTGCGTATGAAACTATCCTTACTGGTGAGTAATTTTAATAAAAATTCTTGATGTTCTTGTAAACGTGTTAAGTCGTTTAACCCATCGTAAGTAACCTCTGCTAATGCTTGTTCAGTCATTTCAGTAATCTGTTCAGCATAAGGATCAATTTCAGTACTTTTATTTTCTAATTGAGCTTGCAAGCCAGCAATCGTAGCACGATGCTGTATGGCGTCTTCTTCTTTATCGTAAAACATCTTAGGTGGTTTACCTAAAACTCCCAACGATTTTTGCATTGACTCTAATTCCGACAACAACTCACTGTATTCTTTATTTGATACTTGTGAAGTTGTTAATTCTTTTTGTTTTGTCTCCAACACCTGTTTGTGTTTACTATCATGGAACGGTTGTCCACACGAATGGCACTCATGATTATCAAGCGTTTTAATCTCAGCTAACAGCCGATTGATTATTTTTTCTTCCCTGCTAATATCTAATTTAACTCTACTGATTTGTGTAGTTAGCTCATTGATATCTTTACGTTTTTGATCCCATGCTGTGTGATCTTTGTGTGCTTGTATTTCTAAATCGATATCAATTTCCTGGAGCGAAGCCAATGCTACTTCAAGTTTTGAAATATCGTCGGTGTTTTTAGTAGTCCAAAGTGTTTGTCTACGTTTTAGCGATTCAATTTGCTCTAAAATCCTTTTATTAGCATCTTGTACGGCACGTATTCTAAATTCTTCTGCTTGTATAGCATCTTTTGTAGTGCGATTTAGCTCTTTAATCTTATCAGCACGTTCACTAAGCATAGTAATGCCCAGTAATTGTTCAATGATTGTACGTTGATCATTGGCTTTTAATGATAAAAACGGTTCGGTATAAGTGTTAAGTGCCATAATATGTTTAAACATATCGTGACTCATACCTAGCATGTCTTCGATTGCTGTTTGAGTTTCTCTACTATCGCCTTGTGCATTATCTTCGGCTTCAGTTTCTTTGTTATTGACATAAAACTTTAGCAAATTAGGCTTACGTCCACGCTCAATACGATATTGTTGATCACTGATGACAAAATCCAGTGATACAATCATATTCTTGCCGTTAGTTTTGTTAACAAGATTATCTCGCCGTATATTACTAAGTGCTACTCCATACAACGCATATGAAAGTGCATTAATAATAGTAGTCTTGCCAGTGCCGTTTCTACTGCCATCACCGCCTAAGTCTAAGTTTTCGCCTAATACTAATGTTAAATCACGTCGATCAAAGTTAATAGCCTGGGTAGCATTGCCTACACTCATGAAATTCTTTACAGTTAAATTCTTAATCTGGATCATAGGCTCTGGTAAATTTTTAATAACAACTTGGGATCATAGAATTCTGATTCAATATTTGTAATTTGATCAGTAACAATTTGATCCACAGACTCAAACTTTATTTCACCTGGGGCTAAATCAGTATCAACTGAGTTAGTCTTAACAGGGATCAACGCCATTTCGCGTAAATTGTAGTCTTTAATGAATGTTTCTTTAATAAATGTAGCTTCTTCATAACTAATGCCAATGTCTAGCTCAACACGCACAAGCATGTTAGGTTGGAAGATGTTTGCGCCATTATCAATTGCTTCACTTAGTTTTAGTACACGATATAATGGTTGTCCTGGCCAAGAAAAATACTTGTCTTCCATTCCCCATTCTTTAACCATCATGCCACGAGCACTATCTCCAGCATCAGCAAAGTTATGCGGAAAACAGTTACCTATGTAAGTAACATTTTCTTTCTTTTGTCTCAAGTGAAAGTGACCACTGTACACGCTTTCGAAGCCGTTAAAATGATCTACTTTGATTTCGCCATGATCAGGCATTTCTACCATAGCATTCATTTTAAAATGTGGTAGTTCAAAGTGACCAAACATATATTGTCCACTTAGTTTATGAATTTTTTTATGATCATCGCCTACTAGCCAAGGGGCAATAGTAACATTGCCTTCAGTAAACCAATCGTTTACGATAATAATATTAGGAATGTGTTTAGCCCATTCGGCTCCGTGAATATCACGTTTATCACGATAATATAAATCATGGTTGCCGGGAATGAAATAAAACTTATCAAATGCTTTTGATAATTTTTCCAATGCTCGTACACTAAATTGTAGTGTTTGTAAGTTGATTGAAGCACGATGATTATGCCAATCGCCAAGAAAAAGACCGGTTTCGCAACCTTCTTCTTTAGCTTTGGCAATAAACCAATCAATAAATGCTTCACAATCACGATTATGTACTAAACTATTGGATTTTAATCCCCAATGTATGTCAGTACATACCGCTGCCTTCTTGAATAAGTTAGTCATAAGTCCAGTATAAACTATTGCTTAATACAATACAACTAAAACGGCTAATCCTGGTTGTATTCGTCAACCGGAATACTAATTACCGGGCCGTGAGCATGTGCTTCGCGCCTACCTGAGTTTTGTCTTGACCAAGAAGGAGTTAATCCATGTTGTTCAAGCAAATCATCGCGTATATTTTGATTTTTCTTTTCAGAGTTTAGAATATGTGTAAACGAATTGGTAATGGCTGCTGTATAATAAGCAAATGGATTTTGTGATTTACTTTCATCAAATCTTAATCCAATTTGTGACAATTGAACTAACGCTGACCCGCGCATTTCTTCGTTATATGTATACCCACGCCAATTTGAACGTGTAGCATAGCGATCACACAGCTTAATGAACATTGTTGCTAGGGTATGTGTCATAGTACCGTGATCTTTACAAAACTCGCCTGTTTCTAAATCACCTTTCCAGTGGCTTTTGCCAACCAAATAAGGTTGTTTGTTTTCATCTAATCTGTAATGATAAAATGGAGGAAAAGGTAATCTAATATATTTGGTTGCAGCAGCATCAGGTTCGATGGGTAAAATTGCATCTAAAATTGCATCGTCGTCGATTAATTCAAGATCAAATATATCTTCAATTTTCTTCTTTTTAGTAGCACTCTTGGGTATTTTTTTAGGTGCCATGGGTATATGTTCCCATGAAGTTATACGAAATACTACATCAGTATTGGGTATTTTTTTAGGGTCAACAATTACTTTAGTTTCTTTTTTAATACGATCAGCACGATTGCGTCTGGCTTCTGCTACTGTACGTTGATTAATTTTACTTAAACTAGGCAAAATCATATCATATTGATGATCGTTTGCTGGATCTAAATATGTACAATATGTATTTTTACTTAAATGTATTTGTTTTAACAGATCTCTATTATTGAGATAAATGACTTTTTTTACTGGTGCTACTATGGGTTTTGTGGCCACTAGTTATGTCTCCTAACTAATATTTAGTATAACAGAAATCAATTAATTGTCAACCTATTTGACATAATATGGATACATTAATATACACATAAATATTAATATAGGAAAAATACAATGGCAACAGCCTCGATACTACTAATAGGTGGACAACCGTGGACTCCCGGGTCACAGTTGACGTCTATTCAAATGACAGCAGTTTCTGTTGCGTTAGCGATGGGCAATACAGTTAATCCTGCGGTATTAGCACAGTTTTATGCACAAGGAGGGCAGGCACAACAACCCAATCCGTCGCCTACATCAGTAAATCCGGCAGTAGATCCAGCATCAACTAGAACTAATGCCAATACAAACAATGGTGGTCTTAGATCACGTGCAACTACATTGCCTCCTACAGTAAACCCAAAGGTAGATCCTGAAGCTGCTTCGGCATCAAATCGAGAATTTGTTAATAATGAGGGCGGCGCAGCTACTGGAATTCGTCCTAAACAAGTTACTAGAGAAACAATAGACGCTAAGAAACATTTTGAAGAAGTACAACCAGAAAGTCCTTTAGCGGGTGAAATTCAATCAGGCATTGAAAATGCACAAAATCAACCGGCACAAACGGTAATATTAGGTAATGAAGCTAGTAATGGTGATTGGAGAGTTAGATTAAGTTTAGGACAAAATGCCAATTACCTTTATAATGATCCTCAGCCAGGAATATTGCAACCATTATTAGCTACTAACGGAGTTATATTTCCTTATACTCCAAAAATTGACACATCCTATAAAACAAATTATTCACCCTACGATGTAACACATTCTAATTTTCGCGGTTATTATTATCAAAATAGTCAAGTGGGTGATATTAGTATTACAGCTCATTTTACAGCACAGAATACATTTGAAGCAAATTATTTGTTGGCAGTTATACATTTTTTCCGTTCTGCTGGCAAAATGTTTTATGGGCAAGATGCACAACGCGGTACCCCTCCGCCATTGTTATTTTTAACAGGGTTAGGGCAATATCAATTCAATAAACATCCAGTGTTGCTTAGTAGTTTTACATATGGCTTGCCTGAAGATGTAGATTATATTCGTGCTCATGTTACTAATCAAATAGGAACTAATTTAACTCAACAAAATAACGTAAAAAAAAGCGTAGCAACATCATCAAATGCAGCAGCCGGTGATAGATTAAGCAATGCTGGACTAGATAAAGGTGCATTACCAAATACTCCCTTTGGATCTGCTCCATCTACTCCTGAGTTGGCATCAGGGGCACCTACGTATGTACCAACTAAAATGGATATTACTATTACCTTATTGCCAGTCAATACTCGTCAACAAATCAGTAATCAATTTAGTCTTAAACAATTTGCCAATGGCAATTTACTCAGAGGAGGATTTTGGTAATGGCATCATCATACAATCAATCTAGTCCCTACTATGCAACAGGATATAGTCAATATTTCCTAGATGTAATGATTAATAGACCTATTCCGAAATTAAATGATGATCAATATTTTGCAATAAATTTAACATATCAGTATCGTCCAGATTTATTAGCATACGATTTATATGATAATAGCAATTTATGGTGGGTGTTTTATCAACGTAATCCAAATACATTGTCTAAACCTCCATTAGATTTTATATCAGGGACACAAATTTATCTCCCAAAAATTACTACTCTTCAATCAGTATTAGGATTATAAAATGTCAGCAACAAATGGTGGATTAAGATCTCGAAGAATAATTGTATCTTCTGTAGATACAGGGACATCTGCACCTAAACGTACCACAGAACAAACTCAAAGTACATCTACACAAACTCCAGCAGGGCCTAAGCCTTATGTACATCCAGTGGGATTTACTACTAATGTTGAAAATGGCGCAGCATTTGGTGTGCCCAGCGCCACAGCTCGTGCTTTAAGACAAAATGAAAATCGTCTTGCTGTATCAGCAGATTCGGCAATTACTACTATTGTACCAACACCAGCCACTCCAACCACACCCACTACTCCTACATCTGCTAATATTCCCATTATTTCACCACCTCCTACGGCGCCTACTAATGTCGAATCAACTTCGATAGCAACAACAAAAGATGATAATCCTAATAACCCACCAAATTCAATACAGCAAGAGATATTAATTAACACAGGTACTCAGCCAGGGTTACCTATTCAGCCTCGACCTAACGTGCTAGATCAATTTGCTAGCTATACCTACAATCTTGCTTGGTACGGCCTTACTCCTGAACAATATAGCGCAGTAGTTTCTACATCAAGAATTAATGTAAATTCCTGGTCTTTATTAGTACAAAGTGGAGGTGCAGCACAACAGCAGCAAGGAGTGTCAAATCAGGGTGTTAATTTTGGGCAAGATACTCCAATCAATGGGCCGTTGACCAAAATAGTTACTCCTAACCGCAACAAATATTTTACTCTTGATTATTTTTTAGATGATTTGACTATAGAAACTTCGGTAACTGGAGTATCTGCTAGTCAATTTACCAAAATATCATTTAAAGTATCTGAGCCTAACGGTATAACATTAATTCCCAATCTTAATTATGCCGGCAGGGAGTTTAACTCTAGTCCTCTCAATGCTGACTATTGTATGGTTGTGAAATTTTATGGCTGGGATATTAATGGAAATTTAATAACTGATCCAACAAGAACTACAGGTACTCCAGGGGCAACTCCAAGTATTTCAAATGCAATTCTTACAAGGTATTACCCATTTACAATAATTGATGTAACATTTAAAATAGACGGAAAAAATATCATATATGAAGTGACGGGTCAGCCAAAAAATTATGCTAAAGCAGCATCAACTAGTCTTGGTAGTATACCGGCTAATTTTGAACTTAGTGGAGAAACGGTAAGTCAAGTATTGTCTGCAAGTCAGAATAGTGTCACATCTGCTCTTAACTCTTTAATTTCAGCTGCATCAGGCGGCAGAGAAAATACAAATTCTTCATCGCCTCCAACTAGCCAAACGGGAGAATCTACGAAAGCAGATTCTATGTCGTTTGATATTTCTAATAATATAATGTAAGGGAGTTAACATGGCAACTAATGGTAATGCAACCTCTACTAGTGCTCCTCCCAAAGCTGATGCTGCTCCGGGAGGCACTACTAAGTTTGCCTACAATAGTTTATGCGATGCAATGAATTCGCAAGAACAACAATATGTTAAAGATGGAAAATTTGAAATTGCCAATGTTTACGATATAGTATTTGCGCCAGCTTCTTTGGCTTCGGCAAAAGTTACAACTAAAGGCCCAACAGATAAAACTCAAACTCCAATGCAACAAGAGAATACTGCGGTGGCAGCAATTTCTTCTGATAAGAATAGTGTTAATACACAAGCTAAAAATTTATCAGCGTCACAAGGTACTCAAATTATACAATTTATTGAAAGAACTATTCGTAATAGTTCTTATATTACCGATCAACAATTAGCCAGCCCTGACCCATTAAACCCAATTGCGGCGTTGATACCAAATACTACTACAAAAGGTACTGGTCCTACCACTTGGTTTAAAATTTTAGTTACTGCAACACCAATAGGAAATAGAGTAGATACAAAAAGAAATGATTATGCTTATAATATAAAATATTTTGTAACTACATATGCCATCAATGATATGCAAAGTGATTATTTTCCAGAAGCACGATTTAGAGGCGCACACAAAGTTTATAATTATTGGTTTACCGGGTTGAATACACAAGTATTGCATTTTGAGCAACATTTCAATACTGTATATCGTGTTGTGGCTGGTGCTGGAAGTATAGCAGAAGGAATAAAAGCATTACAATCTCCATCTAACGCACAAACTGATAAAGTCGGAGATGTTTATACACTTGGTCCTCCAATTAAAACTCCTAACCCTCCAAATCAAACAGTACAATCAGCAACAAACGATGCTAATACTCCGGCAGCAACTGCGGCCGATTTTTTGTATAGTGCAAATGATCAGAATCAAAGTACTATTAAAATTGTTGGCGATCCTGCGTGGCTTTTTCAAGGAGAACTTGTCGGAGTAACTGAAGAATCTTTAACTAATGCGACAGGATGGTGGCCTGATGGCACCATATGTTCAGAAAAACAAGATGCAGTTTTTGTTATAAATTTCAATACTCCTGCAGATTATAACAATGGAGAAAATGGGCCATATAGCGGCACTGGATTGATGGATATCAACATAGGCGGTACAAAAGGTGATTCTAATAAATTATCAAAAACAGCTACTGAAGCAAGTGCAGCATATAAAGCAACTGCTGTAGTTTCTACTTTTAGCAGAGGTAAATTTGAACAATCGTTGACTGGGACTCGAATTAAAAATCTGGCAAAAACAGATCTCAATCAATATAGACCTCCGGTTGTAACTAAAAAGGTAACTCCGACCTCATCTGCAACTCCTACTACACCTACAACTCCACGGAAACCATTAGCATTTGAAGAAGGTCCTAATGGTGCAGCATTTGGAAATCCATTAGCTTCTCGTCGTGGTCAAAAATATGGGGCAACACAAGTGACTCCTGCCGAAAAAAATTCTGCAACTTCAGTAATAAATCCTTCAGTGGCGCCAGCTAAAGCTGCTGGTGCTCCTACGTCAGATGGTGTTCCAGTAGGGTCGGCAAAACCAGCAGCAACATCTCCAGCACCTATCAGCAAAGCTGCCGGACAACGAATATCTCAGGCACAAAATGCTTATCAAAATGCAACGGAAGATCTTAGACAAGCACGTAAATATTATCCTAATCAAGTAGCTGAGGCACAGCAAGCAGTAAATACTGCTAGAAACGCATGGAAATCAGCAGTCGATGCAAGTCAAACGCCTGACATACAAACGGGTACAAGCACACAAACAACAGCGCCAAAGGATCAATAATGGCAAATAATATAGCAAGAATTACTGGCAGGTCGCAGTCATTTAAATTTGATAAAGGTAATACTCCTGCAGATGTAGGCACATTCATTGGTGAGGTAATGAATAATGTTGATCCAACACGCGGCGGGCGCCTTCAAGTTTACATTACACAATTTGCCGGTAACGATAAAGAAAATGACAAATTATGGCGTACAGTACGTCCATTACAAACTCAAGGAGGATCTACGCCGCAAACAAGTTCGTCAACAGGGCCTGGATCATATGGATCAAATAGTAATCAACAAAGTTATGGAGCAGCCGCAGGTTCTCCAGATCTCGGAACAAAATTATTATGTACTTTTGTTGCAGGAGATCCTGACGGAGGATATTATCTGGGAATAGTTCCTGCACAAGGTGCTAATCATATGGTACCAGCACTAGGTGCAGCAAAGAATGCTGTTAAACAAAATGCAGATCAAGAGACATATTTAGAAAAAAGTCCTCAATTACCAACCACTGAAATTAATACCTCTTCGAGCAATACTGCCATTACAGAGGATCCGCAATTTTTTAATAAAGAAAAACCGGTACACAGTTATGTAGCAGCTACTATGTTTCAGCAGGGTACTGTTAGTGATCCTATACGTGGCCCAATAGATTCGTCTAGTCAGCGTGAAAGTCCAAGTAATGTTACTGGAACTAGCACACCTGGTAGACCAATTTATCAAGGTGGATTAAAAGATCCAACTATTACGCAAAAAGTAGCTTCTGGTGAAGTAACTGAAGAAGATGCTACTATTGTTGGAAGAACTGGCGGGCATAGTGTAGTAATGGATGACGGTGCAACTGATGGCAAAACGGCAATTGTTCGTATTCGTACAGCCAAAGGTCATCAAGTTACAATGAGTGATGATGGTAACAATCTTTATATTGCTCATGCTAACGGTCAAGTATGGTTAGAGTTTGGTCAAGAAGGAACATTAGATGTGTACACTACAAATTCTATTAATTTACGCACAGAAGGCACTATAAATTTACATGCTGATAAAGATTTCAATGTGTGGGCCGGTGGAAATATCAATATGATGAGTAATGTATCCACAACAATGCAAAGTGAGGGCAAATTTACTTGTGCCACCACCGAAGAATTGTTATTGTTTAGTCAATCTACGATAGGAGTTAAAAGTAACGGACAATTAACTCTTGATAGTAAATTAGGAGCATGGGCATCGGGTGGTAGTTTAGCATTGCAAGCAGGATTGATAGATTTGAATTCAGGTTCGGCAGCAAGTGTATCTGTGCCCACAGGGTTAATAAAATATACAATGCCAGCAAGTAGTTTTAATACCTCATCGGGATTTAAAGTTGAATCAGCAGGTACTGAAAGTATTGTTACTAGAGCACCGGCTCATGAACCATGGCCTTATCATAATCAAGGTGTTCAAGTTAGCGTTGATTTAGGTGATGGAACTAACTCAAGTCCGCCTAGTGCTCCGACTATTCCATCAGGTACTTCTATAACTAAGACAAATTAATATGGCAATTTATAATTATACATTACCTTCTGGGGCAAAATATCAATTAAATGCACCTAATGGCACGACACAAGTAGAAGCAGATAATATTTTTTATTCACAAGTGGCCGCAGGAACATTTGTTGGATATACTAAGGGCGACACATTATTAAATCCGGTAGAAGTATTAACTAATTTTGGGTTATCACGTTTACAAAGGGGTACAGCAGGAGTTGATGATAAAACGTTAATGGCTGTTGTTGCGAATTTGCCTATAGTTGTTGAATTGCCCATATTAACATCTGTTCCTGTAAGTAATCCAATTAGTCAAGCTAGTTATATCAAAGTAACTAGTACTCCAGTAGGTAGAACTACTATAACTTTGCAAGCTGGACAGTTAACTTCGCAGGAAACTCAATCGCTAATGGCACAGCTATCAGCAATAGCAAACAATGATGTTAACACATTTACGCAAGCTGATGGAATTGGAATTTATGGATTTAATTGTAATCAACTGGAACAAGCAGGATTAATTAAACCAGGTATGAGTGAATTGTATTGCCCACTTGATGAAACTACGGGTGATAATCCTGCTAATTTTGTTGATTTTATGAGTTCACCGACCCCTTGGACAGGATTATTTGGTGTTACTAGTGTGTTTGATATATTAGGCGATGCTGCAATACAAAATCAAATAGAAGAAATATTATTAGATCGTAGCTACAATCAACTTGTAGCTAGTGGTGTGATTATTCCGCCGAAGCAAAGGGTAACAACTCCAAGTGTAAGCACTGGAAGAGTGTATACAGCCGGTGGTACACTAGCATCAGCATCATCATTGACATTACTTACATCAACTCCATCATTAACTAATGGAGCTCTTGATGCTAGTTTAACTCCCGTTGGCATTGTGCCACAGGAAATAAAAAATCTCGGAGAAGAGTCCAGTGCAATTTATAGTTATGGATTATCATCATTGGCTACTGGGGCAGTCGGATTTAATACTGGGCCAGGTCAATTGTCAGGATTATCCACAGGATTAGCAGCCGGCACCGCAGCAGGAGTATCTGCATTAATAGGATCAAGGATTAGCGGAGATGTAGGTGCATTAATGGCAATAGGAAGTAAGTATGGTGTTGCACTTGCTAGTAGCTGGGCATCAGGGTCAGCATCTGGAGTTATATCATCTGCAGCCGGCATTGGAGCATTAGTAGGAAGTTTGGTTCCAATACCTCCGGGATTAGCAAAAATCAGTGCTAAAATTAATACAGCAGTTAATACTATTGCAAAAGCAGCACAATTTGCTTCTAGTTTTAGTAATTTTTCACTAAGCGGGTTAATATCAGGTATACAACCAGCAGCTGGGTTTAATAATACAGTAAATCGCTCTACGCTTGATGCAGCAGTATCTCGAGTGATAGGATCTCCTCTTATTAATCCTCCTATGTATGAAATACCATCTATTAAAAGTTTGGGTATTTTGGCAGATATTGGATCTGCTAAAAAAATATTAAATCTAGTACAATCAAACATAGGCAGTAGAATAGTTAACATTAGATAGGGTAAATACATATTATGGCAACCTTTATTGGATTTTCTACAGTTAGACAAAACAAAAATTTTGTATTAGTTGACTACGAGTTAATCAAACAGGATTTACTTAACGCTTTTAATATTAGACAAGGCGAAGTAGTGGGTCGACCAGGATATGGCACATTGTTATGGACTTATTTGTTTGAAAACCAAACTCCTGAGTTGCAAACTGCCATTTATAATGAAGTACAGCGTGTAATTGCCGGAGATCCTAGATTATATCTTAATAATGTTACTATGTATCCACAAAACAACGGTATATTATTACAGCTTAATTTACAAACGGTGGCAACAACATCGGCTCAAATATTATCTATTTTCTTTAATGAAAGCCAACGGTCTGCTAGTTACGTTTAACTTAAACACCCCAGATTATTAATACCATAAATACTGTAACATTGGAACGACCATGGCTACATCTACAAGACAAACAGTATTATTTGGAGTTGAAGATTGGAAAAGAATCTATCAAACCTATAGTGAAGGCAATTTTCAAAGCTATGATTTTGAAACCTTACGTAAGAGTTTCATAGATTACCTACGTCAGTACTATCCAGAAACATTCAATGATTATATTGAATCATCAGAATTTATTGCATTGCTTGATGTTATGGCATTTATGGGTCAAGCATTGGCATTTCGTACAGATTTAAATACACGCGAAAACTATATTGACACAGCAGAACGTCGTGACAGCGTTATTAAACTTGCTAATTTAGTTTCTTATAATCCACAACGTAATACAGAAGCTAATGGATATCTTAAAGTATTTTCAGTACAAACTACTGAAAATATAACAGATTATAACGGAATAAACTTAGCTAACCTTACAATTAACTGGGCTGATCCTAGTAATTTTGATTGGCAAGAACAATTTACAGCTATTATTAATGCTTCTTTAGTTGATACACAAAATATAGGTTCTCCCGGCAATGATCAAGTTATATTAGGTATAGACACAAAAGAATATACTATCAATTTAGTTCCTGGATATTTGCCAGTAGTGCCGTATACAGCAACTATTAATGGTGTTAGCATGCCATTCGAAGCAGTTAATGCCACTTCTCTTGGCGAAACTTATATATATGAACCGCCTCCATTGCCAAATGGTCAGTTTAACATTTTATATCGAAACGATCAACTAGGGTTTCAGTCAGCTAATACCGGATTTTTCTTTTATTTTAAACAAGGATCTTTACAAAATCAAGATTTTAACTTAGTAGAGCAAATTGCCAATCGTACGGTTGATATTAATATCGAAGGTATTAATAATACAGATGTTTGGTTATATCAACTTGACAATGTAGGAAATGTTAGTGAAATTTGGTCAAAAGTTCCTTCAATTTACGCAGCAGCAGTAGAGCAAATGTCTCCTAATCTGCGTAACGCATATTCAGTAACAAGTCGTACCAATGATCAAATTACATTAGCTTTTGGTGATAATGTTTTTGCTGCTATTCCGGTTGGGCAATTCCGTAACTATGTTCGTGCATCTAATGGATTACAATATGTTATTAATCCAGAAAATATGCAGTCAATACAGATTCCTATATCTTATGTTAGTCGAACTGGACAACTTGAAACTTTAACTTTTAATTGTGGTATTACTACTCCGGTAACTAACGCCGCGGCTCGCGAAACTATCGATCAAATTAAACAACGTGCTCCTGCTCGTTATTATACACAAAATCGTATGGTTAACGGTGAAGATTACACTAATTTTCCATTCACAACTTATAATTCTATCATTAAAAGTTCTGCACTTAATCGTAGTTCAATAGGAACTAGTCGATACTTAGATTTAGTTGATCCCACAGGTAAGTATTCATCTACGAATGTATTTGGTGCCGATGGTGCATTATGGTATATTAATAATACTCCTGCGTTTACGTTTACATTCCAAACTAATAATGATATTAATAATGTTATCTTGAATGATATTACACCTATATTATCGAAAGTAACGTTTAAACAATTTTATTACGCATATTTCCCACGCCCAAGTTTAACGTATTTAAACTACACATGGAGTAAAAGCACAACTATAGTAAATGAAACTACTGGTTATTTTCAAAATAGTAGCGGTGTTCCTATGCCAGTTGGGCCAACAGTTAGTAATGATGCTTTTTTTATTAATGAAACGGCCCTAGTTAAATTTGTTCCACCTAGTGGATATCACTTTGATACTAATAATGAATTAAAACCTGGTGTACCCACTGAAGCAGATGACCATTTAGTAATTTGGGCTAGTATAACTGCACTTTATGGAGATGGTACTAATAGTGGGGCAGGTAATTTAACAGATGGCACAGGGCCAGTAGTACTGAATACATATGTTCCAACAGGAGCTATTCCAACAGAAGTTATTCCTATTCTAACTACTATTTTTGATTCAACATTACAAAGTTCTATACTTAATCAAATTTATTTGAAACAAAATTTTGGACTTGGATATGATAGTACTGGTGCAATTACTGGAACTGCTTACTCGTGGTACATTATAACTTCATCTAATCTTGATACAGGTGCGACTTGGAGTCAAACAAACGCTGGTAATACAGCAGGTGCAAATCTTGATGCCAGTTGGCTGGTACAAGCAACTTTTGATGGTTCGCAATACACAGTGATATCACGCAGTCTTAATTATTATTTTGGCAGTGTGTTAGAAGTGCGGTTTTTCTTTGACTCTGCTCAAGCGATTTATGATAGTCGTACTGGCACAGTTATATCAGATTTTGCTAAAGTTTTACGATCGAATAGTCAGCCAACAAACAATGCTCCGTTATTAACGGACATACCACTTAAAATTATTGGACAACCAGTGTTAAGTGATGGATTAGTTGATGATTATCAAGTATTAGTTGGTTACCAAGATTTTAACAATGATGGTATTCCTGATGATCCAGATTTTTTCCAACAAATTGTCGGAGTATCTCCAGCAAGTACTACTATTCCGCAGCCATATGTTTATTTCCAACTGACTGTTGATTTTGACAATTTAGAACGTTATTTGTTACAACCAAACGGAATTGTAGACGATGATTATGCTACATTATCACAAATTCAACTGGTGAAAGAACAATACCCAACGGGACAGATATTTTATGCTTACCAAGAAAATAATTTTTATACGTTAACATTAACATTAACAGGCACTAGAACATTATCATTGACACAAGGATGGTTAGCACAAGTTGGTCGTCAAGATTTATATTTTCAATATCGTCATAATTCATCATTGACTAATCTTATTGATCCAGGCAGTACAAATATCATTGATTTGTATGTAGTAACATTGGCTTATTATACAGCGTATTCACAATGGATACGCGATACAACAGGTACAGTTTCACAACCATTGCCTCCAACTATTAATGAATTGACAACAGCTTATGCTGGATTGCAAGATTATAAAATGATAAGCGATAATATGATTCTCAATAGCGTGGAATTTTTGCCGTTATTTGGTAGCAAAGCTCCAGAGGCATTGCGAGCTATTATTAGAGTTGTTCCGGCTGCAAATACCAATGCTAGCAATAATCAAATTCAAAATTTAGTATTATCGACTATGAATGCATATTTTGACATTGCTAATTGGAATTTTGGACAAACGTTTTATTTCTCTGAATTAGCGTCTTATATACATAATCAAATTGGAACTTACGTAGCATCTGTAGTATTAGTTCCGCTTAATCCGCAAAAATCATTCGGTGATTTATACGAAGTACAATGTGCTCCGTATCAAATTTTCGTCAATGGTGCTACTATTAACAATATTGAAATTATTCAAACGTTAACTAGCACCAACTTACAAACTGCCCCTGGTAGTGGAGCAATTTAATGGCCGCAAAAATTCGTTCTGTTGATTTTTTACCTGAGATATTTCAAACTCCGGTAAACACTCAGTTTTTAACAGCTACACTTGATCAATTAATTCAAGAACCTAAATATAAACAAACACAAGGGTTTATTGGTCAAAAAGTTGGACCCGGAGTCATACCGACTGATGGATATGTAGTCGAACCAACAGCAAATCGTAACAATTATCAATTAGAACCAGGTGTAGTGAGTTTAGACCCAACAACATCAAAAATTAAAGATGCCATTACATATCCGGGTATTATTAATGCATTAGCCATACAAGGCGGTATTACTAATCAAGCAGATAGATTGTTTGAAAGTGAATACTATAGTTGGGATCCATTTGTAGATTTTGACAAATATAATAATTATGCTCAATATTATTGGATGCCTGACGGACCAGATTTAGTTACTGTTGCTCCTACATCAATCCCAACCGAACAAACATTTAATGTTACACGCGGTAACGGGGCTTATTCATTTACTGATTATGCTGGCACTAATCCAACATTGACTTTAGTACGCAATGGTAGATACAAATTTGTTGTGGCACAAAATACGCCAGCGACTATAGAATATCGTGTTACTAACAACGGAACTAGTAGTTGGACTATCGATGCTACAGCTAATCCTACCTTAACTCTTATTCGTGGCAACACATATGTTTTTAATTTAGTGCAAACTGTTGATCTTGCGTTTTATATCAAAACGCAGCCAAGTTTTGGCACTACAAACTTATGGACCGACGGAGTTACGAATAATGGTGCTAGCCAAGGTTTAATTACATTTACAGTACCACAAAATGCTCCTAATACATTATACTATAGTAATGATCTAGAATTCAATCTACGTGGACAATTTAATGTTGTCAGTGCAGAGCCTGGCACAGGGCCGGACTTTTGGATTCAGTCTGCCCCTGGCATTGATGGTAAGTTGCCTTGGTCAAAAAATATCAGTAGCCGTGATGTATTAGGTGTGTCAAACAATGGCACAGATTTAGGAACAGTTACATTCAATGTCCCTGATATTAGCGCACAGAATTTTTATTATTCTATGCCTTACATTGGTTATCCTACTGCCACAACAGGGGCGGTAGATTTAATTTCTAATGTATTGTATGACGAAATCAATGGTATCACTGTAGATGAATTTTTAGCTGCTTACCCAGACGGTATTGATGGTATTACTAATCTTAATGGTAGAACTATTGTATTTCCTACTCAATCGTCTGATCCTGCGCCTGGCGGGTGGTATAACGTACAACCATTTGATCCACTACTGACTGGACAAGATTATCAAGTAGGATCTTATGATACTACTCAATTTTCGGAAACTATTCCAATTACTGATCCCGCTATACAAGCAAGTTTATGGCAAATTCAGTATGTAAACAAAAACGGTGTTGATTTTATTCAGCTTAATAGCATTTTACCTATAGCCAATTTAACACAATTTATTGTTTCATTCGGTGCACAATACGTTAATACACAGTGGTACAAGAATTCATCTGGATTCTTTACACAAATGCCATTACTTACTGCGGCATTACCACAGTTATATTACCAAGATAGTCAAGATCCAAGTATTTTTGGTGTGATTAATCTTATCGAAGGTAACATTAATCCAGATATTCCGGCATTAGCTATTACTGGGCTTGCTTCAACAGGATCGCAAGTAACTTTATCTTTTGCACAACAAACATCTGCACCATATTCTATTGGTAGTACAATTATTGTATCTGAGATTATTCCAACTGGATATAATGGCAATTACACAGTATTGGATTGTACCAGTACTTCAGTAACTTATGCAAGCACCTACACTGGCACATATAGTAGCGGAGGGGTGATAAATTCTGTTAGTATCAATTCTTATATCAATGTTGAAACTGATATCTTAGGGCAACAAAATTATACTAGTCCAAACGGTATAACATTTACTAATGGGCTTAAGATTGTATTGAAAGGAAATGTATTCCCTACATCATACATTAACAACACCTATTATGTACAAGGAGTTGGAACTAGTATTACTTTAGTACCTGAATCTTTATTAGTAGTTGTAGAATCTTATGCAACTGATGTTAATGGTCAGCCAACTGTGCCTGATTATATTACTATTAATATGGCAAGTCTTGATCTTAATCCATGGACTCGTGGAAATCGTTGGTTTCACGTCGATGTTATCGATGCCGCAGCCGCTTATAATAATGTAACTCCCTCTTATACTGGGTTGCAACGAGCTAATCGTCCTATCTTAGAATTTCGTGCAGGTACAAAATTATTTAATTTTGGCACAGAAGGTGTGCCAGCAGTTAACATTATTGATTTTACGCAAACTAATGCATTATTAAATGTAAATGGGCAAATAGGGTATGGATCTAACGGATATGAATTTGAGCAAGGTAGTTTAGTTATATTTGCTGCTGATTCTAATCCAGATGTGCGTAATCAAATTTTCACTGTGAACTTTATTGTTCCTGATCCTGAAACTACAACAGTTCCTATCATTGATTTGGTGCCTACAAGTTATAGTCCAGTATTGCCTGATCAAACTACAGTATGTTTAAACGGGCTTACATTGCCGGTTACATTGGCATCAGGTACAGGCACTATAGTGACATTAAATTTCACTCCAAGATCAAGTGTACCTTATGTTGTAGGCCAATCTATTTCTGTAGCAGGAATAACACCTGCATCCTATAACGGCAATTATATTGTAACGGCATGTACAACATCGTCAGTAAGTTTTACAAGTAATACTACAACCACTTATGTTTCAGGTGGTACAATTGGTGTGCAGGGTCAAAGTTTTTATTATAATGGTACAACTTGGGTAGAGTCACAACAAAAAACGTCAGTTAATCAAGCTCCGCTATTTGATGTATTTGATAGTAGTGGATATAGCTTCAGTGATTCAACAATATATCCAAGTTCTAATTTTACAGGTTGTAAACTATTAAGTTATACAGAAAATTCAAATAACCCAGTCGATTCTGTATTAGGAATCCCATTAGCTTTCTTTAGTATTAATAACATTGGTGATATTTTATTCACTAATAACTTATATACTGATACGTTTGTGTACACTCCATCAGAAACAGCTGGTGTTACTGTTGATGTTAGTAATGGATTTGTATATCGATATCTTGATAGAATTTCGTTCACTCCTGAGATTGGATGGCAAACCGCGGCAATTCCGTCATTGCCTAGACAACAATTTCAATTTACCTATGATGGGCAACCACTACAGTTAGATGTGGTAGTTGAAACAACACTCAATGTTCCTCCAGTACAAATTTTTATTAATGATGTGTACCAATTGCCATCAACTTATACCTTATCAGTCGATAGTGCAACTAATGTATCATCTATCACGTTGACTGGTAATGGTTATATTATTGGAGATATTGTCGAAGTATTAGCGTACAGTCAACAAGTTAGTAATGTGGCATTTTATGAAGTTCCTATAAACTTAGAAAATAATCCGTTTAATGGTAATAGTAAACAATTTAGTCTTGGCACGGTACGACAACATTATTCGACAATATGTGAAAATTTAGTTGATCTTAACGGTCCTATCAATGGACGTAATAATACTCGTGACTTAGGTAACATAGTTCCTTACGGTCAATTAATTTTACAGCAATCTTCTCCATTGACTTTAGCTGGGTTTTTCCTACGAAATATTAATTATGATATATTTGCTTCATTAGATTACAATAGCAGAGAATATACCAAGTACAAAAACAAATTATTAACGGAAGTTACTCGTTTGGATCTTACTGGATCCGAGACAGTGGCACAAATTTTTGATTTAGCAGTATCTAATATTACAAAAAGTTTGACAAGTTCTGATTCATTTTATTGGTCAGATATGTTCCCAACCGGTACTAATTATACATCAAATACGACTATAGTTAACCCAATTACAACTCAAACTTTTAACACAACACAAGTTTATGATTTTACATCAAGTAACTATCTTGGATTATTAGTTTATGTTAACAATGTATTATTAATACGCGGAACTGAGTATACAGTATCATCTGATGCTGCTAAATTAACTATATTGGTTTCATTAAACATTGGTGATATAGTTACTATTAATGAATATCCTACTACAGTAGCTAACTGGTGTCCGAATACTCCTAGCAAAATGGGATTGTATCCAAAGTATACTCCTTCTGTTTATGTAGACGATACTTACTCAGAGCCGACTGTAGTAATCCAAGGACATGATGGGTCAATTACTATTGCATTCGGGGATATTCGTGATCAAATATTGTTTGAATTTGAAAAACGCATATACGATAATATCAAAGTTGATGAGAATCCAATACCATTATCCACGGATCAAGTAAATCCATATTTTTATCCAGTGGAAACTACTGCATTATTACCAGGTTACTTCCGTAAAACACCTTATACTTACGACGAAGTTAACCAAATAATGAATGAAGATTTTTTAACTTGGGTCGGACAAAATAAAGTAGACTATACAGCACAAGATTATGTTGCTAGTAATCCATTTACATACAATTATAGTCAAGCTGCTAATCGAATTGATCAAACAAAATTCCTACAAGGAAATTGGCGCGGCATCTATCGTTATTTTTACGATACAGAAACTCCTAACACAACCCCATGGGAAATGGTTGGTTTTACTGAAGAGCCAGCATGGTGGATTATCAGATACGGCCCAGCACCATATACATCGGGTAATACTGTGCTATGGGATGATTTAGAAGCTGGGATTGTGGGAGATCCAGCGGGCCCATACATCTTACCTGAGTATATTCGTCCTGGCTTAGCAAGTATTATACCAGCAGGCCCAGAAGGTGAATTATTAGCTCCAATAGATTGTATAGTTGGATTGAATAATCCCTATGGATTCCAGCAATCATGGGCAGCAGGCGATGGCGGACCAGTTCAATCATCGTGGTGGAATAGTAGTTCTTACCCATATGCAATAATGCGTTTATTAGCTCTTACTAAGCCAGCTCAATTTTTCTCATTATTTGCTGACAGAGATTTATATCGTTATAATACTACTATAGGACAGTACTTACTAAACAATCGCTATCGTTTAGATGCAGCCGGTGTACAAGTATACGGTGATGGTGTAAGTAAGGCAAGTTATATTAACTGGATTGTTGATTATAATCAGCAAACCGGAGTTAATAGTACATCAGCGTTAACAGAATCATTGGCAAATTTAGATGTGCGATTATGTTACCGCATGGCATCGTTTAGCGATCCTGCGTATGTACAGTTATTCACTGAACGTGGCGGTCCAAATTCCACTAATAATAGTTTAGAAATTCCGGCTTCAAGTTATGAATTGTTGTTTTATAAAAATCAACCGTTTAAACAAATCACATATAGTTCAGTAATTGTACAAGTAGAACAATTGGGAACTGGCGGTATTGGATATAGTGTTTTCGGGTATAGCAATGTACAACCTTATTTTAATATCTTAGTAAGCAGCCCAGTTGGAGCTTATCAAACTATTAGCGCCGGGAATACAACGGTTCAAATTCCGTCTCAATATACTAAAAATATTAGACAAATTCCTTATGGGTATGTATTCACTAGTGCATCCAGTGTATGTGACTTTTTATTAAGTTATGGGGCTTATTTAGAAAATCAAGGGTTAGTATTTGCTGATGTATATAATGGGTATACGTTAGATTGGAAACAGATGGCACAGGAATTCTTGTATTTTGGAGCCCAAGGATGGCAACCAAATACAATGATTAATTTAAACCCTAGTGCCACTACAATTTCAGCTAGTCAGCCGATATCTATTGTAGATACTATTGCCAGTGTAACTCCTGAAAACATGTTACTGGATCAAAATCGTTTTGCTTTAGATGTTAGCAAAATGATAGTTAATCGAAATGGCAATCGTTTTTCAGTTACAACTACAACTGGGCAAACAATTAATTTTCTGACGTTGAAATTTACAAATTACGAAGATATGATTGTGTTGAACAATACAACACAGTTTAATGATTTAATTTATGATCCAATTACTGCTGCTCGACAATATCGGTTAAGTTTAATTGCTTCTACTACTGCTGAATGGGACGGTCAACTTAACGCACAAGGGTTCATACTTAATTTAAACAACGTAGAAGAATGGAAACCAAATACCAAGTATACCAAAGGTATGATTGTATTATATAAAAATACCTATTGGCAGTCATTGGTTATCAGTGACCCAGCAGAAAAATTTAATTTTAACAATTGGATCAAGAGCGATTATCAACTTATTGATAACGGATTATTACCTAATTTAGCTAACAAAGCAGATCAGTTAGTCAGTGCATATGATGTATATCAAGCAAATTTAACAAGCGACAATGATTTATTTGCATTTGGATTGATTGGATTCCGTCCTCGTCCTTACATGACTAATATGAACTTAAATGGGGTAACGCAAGTTCAGTTATATCAACAATTAATTGGAACAAAAGGCACATTACAAGCCGCTGAAATATTTAATTTAGCACAACTTAATAAGAAAGAAAGCGGGGATTACAATGTATACGAGAATTGGGGTATATTAGCAGGAACTTACGGGGCACAAGCTAACAGAAGTTCCTTTGAAATTCGGATGAATCAAGCATTGCTATCCTATAATCCTTCTACTATACAAATCATAGCACCAGGACAAACAAGTAAAGCTAATCAGTCATTATATGTAGATGATTTATGGAAAGAAAGTTTCAATATTACCAGCAATGAAATTTTGCCTACAGTTTACGAAACTAGTAGTTTACCTACGGCTTTGCCATCTGCAGGCTATGTATGTTTAGACGATGTCGATGTTACAGTATTCAGTCTTAAAGATCCAAGTTCAATTGATGCTGCTATTGGCGATATAGGCATTGGTACTTATATTTGGGCTGCTAAAATTAATACCTATGATTGGGGTGTGTATCGAGTAGCCGGTGTACCTGGACAAATTTTACAAATATCCGATAATCTTAATAACACTAGTATAGTAAGATTCACTGCTTATCACGGATTGAACATATCTGATTTAATTATTATCAAGTATTTTGATGATACAGTAGACGGAGTATATCGTGTATTGGCAGTACCTACCCCAACTACAATTATTATTGCGTATTCATTTCTTAATTATAATGTAACAACATTATCAGGAACAGGATTAGCATTTCATTTACAAAGTGCTCGGGTAAGTCAAGCCAGTGATATTGCAACATTGCCTTATGTAAATGATTTAGCACGTGGAGCAATCGCTTGGGTTGATAATGATGGATCTGGACATTGGGTAACGGTACAAAAACAAGATCCATTTATTACAGATTCAATCATTACTCCAGGACTTTCTGCAGTTTCACAATACGGATCAAGTATTGCACAAGCAGAATCTAACTTTGCAGCTTTAGTAGGTGCACCTGGAAGTAATAGAATATTAACTTATTTTAGAGGTGTACTGACTAATTATCAATACAATAATTCCTTAGAGTTAGGAGCAATAGACTCGAGTAATTTTGGTAATATGATATCCTTTGGTAATTCTGAGTGGGCAGTAGCAGGGGCTAACACTAGCTTATCAAATATGGGGTATGCCGCAGTAATTTATAGAAATCCTAACATAAATGATTTTTCTATTACACAATTATTAGTTCCGCCTGATCAAAATTTTGATCCAATAAGATTTGGAACATCAGGGGCAATTAGTCAAGATGAGAAATGGATGTACATTGGTGCACCTGGGAATAATGTAGTATATGCTTATGAGAAGGTAGAAGTAGTAGATCAGTCTATTACATATACAGCTTCTAGGGATATATTAGCATATAACTATGCCACTACAATTCAAATTGATTATTTGAATCCAAATCAATTGTTGATCACTCTAGAAGGCAATACATTATCTAGCGGAATAGATTATACATTAGATCAAAATAATGTGATTTTGGCGTTCCCTCCAGGCAATGGGCAAACACTGATAATATCACGTAATGTTTCAGAGCAATTAGATGTTCAAACATATCATGTAATACAACCAGATTCAGCCTCAGGATCGGGATATGGTGCGGTGTTTACAGTTACTAATACTCGAGGGTTATATACTGCATCATTGGTAACAGGCGGGCAAAACTATGCTGTTAATGATATACTTGTTATTAATGGTACGCAATTAGGTGGAACAACACCGGCTAATGATTTATCAATAACTGTAGGTAGTGTTATAAATGGCGGCACAATGGTTGGATTTTCATTAGCTGGCACAGGTGTGTATTCAGCTGACGAATTTATTCTTAGTGACTATTTGTATAATGCCACTTCCATTGAAAATTTCACAGTGACTGTAAATCAAGTAATGCAGCGTCCATATTTTGATTATACATTTGATGCAGAAACAACAACTTTAACATTTTTAACAATCCCGGCGCAGGGTGCAGTTATTATTGCAGCAACTCCGACTTATTGGCAATATGTAGCAAATATTACTGCTACTGATTCATTAGCAGGTGATAACTTTGGAGCTACTGTATCTACTACCACTGACGGACGGCAAGTATTTGTAGGTGCGCCTAATGCCACAAGTAATGATATAACAGATTCTGGAATTGTTTATACAATTGACAGAAGTGTAATTCGTTATATAGTATCAACACCAACACAAATGGTATATACTATTCCTGGTGATATTAACGCTCCATTGGTAGTAACGGTAAACAATGTGGTATTATTAACTACTTCACAATCTGTCAACGGACAATATAGTCTAAGTGGTAATACTGTTACGTTTGCAAATATAACATTTAATTATGGCGATATTATTGAATTTGGTACAAATCAGTTCACACAAACACAAGAGTTAATTAGTTCGACACAAAATCAATCAGCTCAATATGGATCGGCAATTGATGCATGTCCATTAAGTTGTAGTTTATATGTTGGTGCACCATTTGATAGTACCTATTTAGACGAAGCTGGTTCAGTTGACCATCTAGTTAACCAATCACGTGTGTATGGTGTCATTACATCTACTATAGCTAATCCTATTTTACCACCATATGGTACAATACGTATTAATAATAGCATTGTAACCGTTCCTTTGAACCCAAATAATACAATAGCTGGATTTGCAGCAGCAATTAACGCTGCAGGAATTCCAAATGTTGTAGCTTTGCCTACTACTGATTTAACTTTTACTGGCGACGGAACTACAAAAACATTTAATATAGGTTCTTTATATACTAATGCTAGTTCATATAATACTGTGGTATATATAAATGAAGTATTACAACTGCCTGGTGTAGATTATTCTTATGATCCTTCGACTGAAACTATTAATTTTGTGTATATTCCTTTGACAGGAGTATTAATAACGGTTGTTTCTGGCAGATTAACTATATCGGTACAAAACGCCAACGCTGGAGTTTTGAACGATTTAATTACAGTAACTCCGGGTGTAACATCTTCGATTTTTGATACACTGGGGTTCAATACCATGGTGGTTACTCAACAAATTTTAAGTCCAGCACCTGCGTTCAACGCCCAATTTGGTGCAAGTTTAAGTATTGATTCCAGTGCAGTTAATTTAATTGTTGGTGCACCAAACGGTAATGTATATGAACCAACAACGTTTGATGCTGGGCAAACATATGTTGACGATCACAGTACTACATTTTATAATCCGATTAATAATGGAGGGGTGGCATATACGTATGATTTCTTCCCAAGCAGTACAAATAACATTAATAATCCAGGACAGTTTGCATTTGGACAACAAATTTATAATACTGTTATAGAACAAGGTGATTTTTTCGCTACGGCGGTTAATTATACCAATGGCAGATTAATGGTAGGTGCCCCGGGCGGCACTCCTAATAATACAACCAGTTTAGGCTATACTGTAGTATATAATAATCCTGATAATACACCAACTTGGAAGCCAATACGTGTTCAACAACCAGTAGTTGATGTATATGCTATTAATAATGTATTCAGTTATAACGGCACTCAAGCTGTAGGAATTAACGATACCGTGAATGGGGGATATCAAACTTATTTTGATTTCTTTGATCCATTACAAGGTAAAATTCTTGGAATAGCACGTAAGAATATAGATTATATAGGAGCTGTTGATCCAGCACAATACAATCAGGGTACTGTACATAATAATGGGCAACGATGGGGTGCTGAACATCTTGGACAAGTTTGGTGGGATACTGATACTATAAGATTTATTGATCCTAACCAGGATGACATAGTATATGCTAGTCGTCGTTGGGGAACAACTTTTCCTGGAAGCAGAGCAGATGTATATCAATGGGTTGAAAGTTCAACCCCGCCGTCTTCTTATTCCGGATCAGGTACACCTTTAAGTCCTACAAGTTATTCTATAGGATCAGTATTAGGTGCTAATAATGTTTTTAATACACTTTATTATTTCTGGGTTAGAGGAATTACTACTATTGCTTCTGGGTCAGGAAAAACGTTAAGTGTTGATGGCATTGCAAGTTATATTCTCGATCCTCGTAGCAGCGGATTGCCATATATTGCCGGGCTTAATGCTTCTACTATTGCTATATATAATGCTCAAGGATTGTTAAATGGTAACAATACCATTTTAAGTATTGGGTTTGATCAGCAATTAAATGATGATGTAGTACACCAAGAATATCAGATTATTACAGATGGTGTTGCTAATTCATTCCTTAATACTAATTTATACAGAAAATTTTTAGACAGCTTATGCGGTATAGACACAGTAGGCAATACAGTTCCTGATCCAAGATTAAGTTTGGGAATGAAATACGGAGTTCAATTCCGTCCAAGACAGACGATGTTTGCTGATAGATTTACAGCATTGGAAAACTATTTAGGTCGTGCTAATACTGTATTATCAAAATATCCTATTACTGAAACGTGTAGTTTTAATTTATTAACTGCATCACAACCAACTCCATCTGCAGATTCTGGAGCTTGGGATTTTGTAGTGCCAAATTTAGAAATTTTAGGTTATCAAAATCTTGCGGGAATACCAGTAGGATACAAATATCTTGTATTAAGTGACAGCACTCACCAAGGCACTTGGACAATCTATGCAGTTGGTGCAAATCGAACATTAACTTTAGTACAAGTACAAAGTTACGATACATCGTTATATTGGTATTATGTTAATTGGTATTTGCCCGGATATAATTCAAGTATTGCTCCGGTTGCTGCTGTACAGAATTACGGGCAATTAGCTACATTAAGTTATGCGGCTGTTCCTATAGGTGCTTCGGTACGTGTTATTGCTAACGGATCTGGAAAATGGGAAATTTATTTACGTACAGGTACTAATCCTGCTACTGGATGGCAACGTGTTGGACTCGAAGATGGTACAATAGCTTTTAAAGAAGAATTATGGAATTATTCAGTTGGCAATTATGGATTTGGCGCTCAAACCTTTGATTCGCAGCATTTTGATCAGGCTCCTCAAATTGAAACACGATTTGTTCTTCGAGCATTGAATGAAGAAATTTATGTCGAAGAGTTAGCACTTGAAAGAAATAGCAGTTTAATATTAATGTTTAACTATGTGTATAGTGAATTTACTAATCCATCTTGGTTAATCAAGACAAGTTATGTTGACGTTAATCATAACATTCGTGCATTGCAGCCATATCAGACTTATCTTGCTGATAATCAAGACTTTGTATTAGATTATTTCCAAGAAGTTAAGCCATACCATGTGCAAGTGCGTCAGTTTAATTTAATTTATAATGGCGAAGATAATTTCCAAGGTGATATTACTGACTTTGATTTACCAGCATATTGGAATTCGGCATTACCAGCTCCGCAATTTGTAAGTCCAATATTAACTCCGTATACTCAAGCGATAACTACAAACAATTCGTTGGCAAGCAATACAGCACCAAATGATCAGTTATGGTTAACACCAAGTTTATATAGTCAATGGTTTAACAATTATGAATTAAATGTTCAAGGTGTAACACTTGTAAATTCTGGAGTAGGATACACAACAGTACCTATAATAACTTTTGGTACAGTATGGCAAGCCAACACATCTTATTCACTTGGGCAACAAGTTTATTATGCCAATAACTTATATACTGTTACAGTTCCGGGTATTACTGGGTCAACTGCTCCGACATTTACTTTTGGTTCAGTATTAGATGGTAGTGCAACTCTTGCATATGCAGGGTACCCTGCAACTGGTACTTGTATTATTAATACCTACGGTAGTATTATTTCTATTACAGTGACAAATCCAGGCAAAGGTTATATTACTGATGCTACTGTGAACATTACGGGTGGCGGATTGCCGGGTATTACTATACCCTGGGCTGCTAATTTAGCTGTGGTTTCAAATAGTTATATTATTACTCCTACTAACAACATATTTGAAGTAACAGTTGCTGGAATATTAGATGGAGTGGCGCCAGTTGGGCAAACAAATCAAGTAAATGGCACAGCGACTCTGGCATTCGTGGGTCAAATTGCCAAAGCTGGTGTAGTAATGGGCAATCCTTCTGGGCACTCATTGGCTCGTACATTTAATGCAACACTAAAATACGACAGATATGAGTATTCATCAAATATTGTTGAATGGACAGCTAATACAACATATGCAGCTGGAACTCAAGTTCGGTTTGACAACATTGTTTGGAGTGCAGACAGTACAATAACTAATCCAGTGTTTGATCCAGAGCAATGGACTCAAGTTGAGGCTAGTACATTGAGCGGGGTTAATCGTACAATGGGTTACTATGTCAGCACAGTTAATACTCCAGGATTATCATTACCATTATTGATAGACGGAGTTGAATACCCAGGAGTGCAAGTATCCGGATTAAACTTTAACCAAGACACTGGGTTTGATCGTGGTAACTTTGACATTAATCCGTTTGATAATTACTCATTAGATGCTAATGGGTCACCAACATATGATTTAAATATACTTGATACTATTTTTGAAAGTAGCTATTTAGATCCATACTTAGGAACTCGCCCAAGTGATATTAATATTGATGGCGGCAAGTATGTTGATGTGTTTGAAAGCCATGCTCCTGAAGAATTAGTACCAGGCATAGAGTTTGACACGTTAGATATGCGTGTTTACACAACTCCGGGTGCTGATTGGAGAGGGTTAGGACATGGGTTCAATCAAGGATTAGTGCAAGTCATCTATAATATCAACAGTCCGACTATAAGTTTTGCTAATTTAGTAACTTATCCATTTAATTTAGAAATAACCAATGCGACTCAGAGATATAATTTAGTTGAAGGTACAGACTATACAATTGATTGGCCAAATTTAACATTCACTATTATATCAAATTTTATAAGAGTGGTAGACGGCGATCAGCTTGGTGTTTATGTATATGATCTTGGTGGTGGTAATCAATTATTTAAAAATACATATCTCGGCAATGAATTTGGCGATGAGTTAACAGTTCCTGTTGATGATAATTTATTGTTGTCTAATGATAACGGGTTTGCTATATTTGTTAACGGCAGTTATTTGTCTAATGTCAATTATACATATACTGCTGGCACAGCATTTGGTACAACTACTATTACATTCGATGATACTTACACTTCGACTGATTTTATTAGTTTAGCGGCCTTTGGTCCTACTACTGTTAACTCTGTAATTACAGATTATGAATGGAGTCTGCCAGTAACACAAAGTTTTACAGTATCAACATCGGGGCAAACGGTATTCAATTTAGATCCAGCAATTAGTTTAGAATATACTAATCCTGTCACAGCAATTGTTACAGTAGGTGGAGTTACTGCAAGAGGGTCAGCAGGAATTCCTTACATTGGTGACGGTAGCACCTATACATACATATTGCCACAACGCATTTCAGCTAACCCAATTACTATTGTAAAAGCTAACGTAAGTGTTTATATTGATGGTATATTACAAAATCCAACAACATACGAGTTAGAAGTATCTGACGGATTTAGCTCAGATAGTTCTGTTGATTATTTCTCAGCAGGTCCGTTTGATCTTGATGCTGGAATATTGTATGTATTATTAGATACTGCACCAGACGACGGAGCTCAAATTTATATTGCGGTTGATTCTACAGCACAGTATTTGATTGATGCAGATGCCATGACGTTAACATTTATTGAAAATACAGGTATAAATCCATTTGTGGGTCAAGTAATTTCAGTAACTACGTTTAATGATACCCGTGAACAAAGATTATCAACACAGATATTTGTTGGCCCTATAACAGAAGGTGCTGTTGTTACCGAAGGATTTGATACAACTGGATTTGGCAATATATTTGATGGTACTATTGGCACAGTAGTACAAAATAATAATTTTGTATTATATCAAACATATGCAGATATTTCTCGCCCATGGGTTTCATTGAATGGAAGAACATTAACAGCATATTTAGATTATACTATCGAAGGTAATTTGTTAATATTAAATTCTGGTACAATAAGAGTTACAGATACATTAATAGTAACCAATGTGACTAATTCAGTGGTTCCTGCTGCAATGGCATTTAGAATATTCCAAGATATGCGAGGAGTGCAAGCAACTTATCGTATTACTCCTAATACTACAACTACTGTAGCACAGCAAGTAGCGCAAGATGATGATACTATATATGTAGTTGATGCTAGTGCATTAAGTATTCCTAATTTTGCTGCTAATATATGGGGTGTGGCAACTATTAATGGCGAGCGTATTATGTATCGAGAGATTGATTTTACAACAAACACTATTAGTAGTTTACTTCGTGGAACCGCAGGTACCGCAGCAGCAGCACACAATGTAGGTGAGTATGTTTATGATATGGGACGTGGTAATTTATTATCTCCTGAATTCCAAGATTATGTTGAAAGCAGTTCGTTTATTTGTAATGGTACAACAAATACATTTACTACTACCATTAATGTTAACTATGCTAATTTCTGGGAAAATACAGAGCCGTTTGACAGTACTACGTTTGATGAGGGTGATGTAACTGGTGAAACTTTATCTTTTGATTACGGATTTGCTGGAACTCAAGAAGCAATTCAAGTGTATCTAGCAGGAGAATTGCAAACTAGTGGGTATGCGGTAACAAACACAGATCCTGTTGTAATATCGTTTAATACTCCGCCAGCAGATGGAGTAGAAGTAACTGTATTGGTAAAATTCGGGTCAACTTGGTATGCACAGGGTATTAATCCTCCAACTGCATCAAACGGGGTGCCTTTACAAGAAACCAATACTATCCCAGCTCTATTTCTAAGGGGTATAAATTAAAATAAATAACTGTAAGTTTTTACTTAGTTATAAATTATAATAAATAAAGAACAATGGAAAATACAACATCTACTCAGCAACAATCTAATCCTACTAAACAGCCTAACGACACAGGATCTGTATCTGTGGATGCTTTTGTAAAGATATTTGATCCAAAAACACGTAAGGTATTTGTGGAGCAAAAAGCATGATACAACCTGGTTTAGCAAAAATTGAAGGATTTATTAAAATTACTGATGCTGTAACTGGCGAGGTTTTAGTTGATAAAAAGAACGCCATTAATTACGAAAATATATCAATTGCTATGGCAAATGCTCTTGCAGATCAAGGAAAAGGCTGGATTTACACCATGGCTTTTGGTAATGGCGGATCAGCAGTAGATCCGACAGGAGTTATTACATATCTTCCCCCGAATGTAGTAGGGCAAAATGCTAGTTTGTACAATGAAACTTATGCTCAAGTAGTAGATCAAAATTCAGCTAATAATTTAGATCCTGTCAATAATAACATGACAGTATTGCATACGTCAGGCAATCCGTACACAGATATACTAGTATCATGTTTATTAGATTATGGGCAACCAGCTGGACAACAAGCATTTGATAATAGTACCAATTTTAATGGTGAATATGTATTTGATGAATTAGGATTACAATGCTGGGATGGTTCAGCTAATAATTTATTCTTAATTACTCATGTTATTTTTCACCCAGTACAAAAGAGTTTGAATCGTCAAATCCAAATAGATTATACGTTACGAATTCAGACTTTGACGAACCTAAGCGCCGCATAAATATGTATATATTAAACGGCTATAAATACTATACAAGGACGGAGTAATAATATGAGTTATACAATCAATTTAACCAACGGTAATTTATTAGTTACTGTTCCAGACGGTACAATCGATACTACTACCTGCTCGCAGGCATTGATAGGCAAAAATTATGCTGGATATGGACAATTTTTGGATGACAACTTCGTTCATTTGTTAGAATGCGGGGCTGATTCTACTCAACCAACTGCACCATTAACTGGTCAACTATGGTTTGATACTACATTAGGTGTATTACAAGTATACAATGGCGCAGATTTTAAAACTCTTGGTAGCGCACAGGCCGCAGCTAGTGCTCCATTGAACAACGCTATAGGTGATTTGTGGTTTAATACAACTGCACAGCAATTAAATGTATATACTGGAACAGCTTGGTTATTAGTTGGTCCAATTTATAGTGCATCTACTGGTATTACAGGTGCGGTTCCGGCTGTAGTTACTGATAATACTGCTGCTTCTCATATTGTTGTTGAACTTTACGTAAATGATACAATTGTTGGATTTATTTCCGAAGATGCTGCATTTACTCCAAGTCCAAGTATTTCTGGATTTACAACAGTTCGTCCAGGTATTACTCTAGCTACAACAGTCGGCGGACAAGTTCCGTTATTCCAAGGAACTGCTACTAACTCACAGGCTTTAGGTAACGTTACTGCTAGCTCATTCATGAGGTCAGATCAAAATACATCTACTAGTGGTAGTATTACTATTAACTCGTCAGGTGCTGCTGTTGCTCTTATTAACGCAGCTGGGTCTGCTGTTGGCAACATTGGCAGTAGTTCGGTCCCATTCAATACAATATTTGCTACAGCTACTTCAGCACAATATGCTGACGTAGCAGAACGTTTTGCTTCTGACGAAGCATATACTCCAGGTACTGTTGTTGAGTTAGGTGGATCAGCAGAAATTACAAGATCTAACACCGCATTAAGCGAATCTGTGTTTGGAGTCATAAGTACAAGAGCAGCCTATTTAATGAATGGTGGTGCAGGTAATGATTTAACCCACCCTCCAGTTGCTATGACAGGCCGTGTTCCAGTTCAGGTCACAGGTGTCGTACAGCGTGGAGATCGTTTAGTATCAGCAGGTAACGGCATAGCAAGAGCCGCAGCAGCTGGTGAAGCGACAGCATTCAATGTAATAGGGCGTTCACTCAATGACAAATTAGATTCAGGTTTAGGTACCGTTGAAGCTATTGTTACAATTAAATAAACTATAACAGGAAAACACGGTAATGACTTACTCTACAGGAAATTTAATACAGGCAACAGACTATAATGGTTTTGTTTCCACTACAGTTGGTGCTAATATTAATGCTACTATGAATACTACATACGGACAAACAGCATTGTCTACTGTAGCAGCAGCTGGCACAGTAACAGCGACTCAATGGTCAACATTGAATGCAAATATTAGTACTATGGGAAGCCATCAAGGTACTACTATTACATCAAGAACAAATCCAGTGGCGGGTAACGTAATTGCTGTATTAGCAAACGTTAATGCAGACATTACTAGTTGCTATACTAATCGTTTTAATGCTGCCACACAGGGTTCACAATATACAGCATGGACTGGTACTGCTAGTAAAACTACAGGAACCGGTTCTGGTACAGCAGCATGGACTATTACATTTACTAATACAGTTACTTTTGCCAATACAAACGCTGCTAGTAATTTCTTTAATTCTGGTGGATTAATTAAAACTCAATTTAGCAAAACTTCAACTGGAACAGCCCAAGATACCCAATGGAACTCATTTATTGGGAATGTATGCGGCACAATTTTTCTATCTAGTACAGCAGCCAGCAAAACTCTTAGCGGTAACACGTATACAGGTACAACTAAAGTTGGCGGTAATGGTACTCCTACTACTTTAACAACAAGTACAGGATTTGCTCAATTAACATCTTCGCCTGTTACAATTTATAAACAATTTGCTGTTGGCTCACCTTATTCTTCAAATTTTGTGCAAGTTAATGCCTCAGTTAGTGGTGCTGTGTTAACACTTACTACTCTGTGGTCTGATGCTGGCGATCCATTTGGAGCAGCTATTACAGGCGGTACAGCAACTACTGGTATTACTTTTGGCACAGCTCCGGCAACAGTAGTTACATATTTTCCTCCTGAAACAACATATCTTGCTAACGTCTGGGGAACACCAACTGTAGCAGCTTCTGTAGTTTAATTGTTTTACCAAAGGGACTTTAGGTCCCTTTACTTTTATTCTTTTCTGTAGTATAATAATCATATGGATACTGATAAATTAGTCGCACACTCGCGGGCTAGGTTTGACCACGCCGCCGCAAAACGAACTCTCAAAGAAAAATATCAAGCACGGCTAATTTTTGGCTGGAATGGAGGCATGTTTGAAACAACTCCTGAAATGATTACATTTTTTGCCCTGTGTGGTGATAAACTAGTTGTTGTGTTGGATATGTATGGAAATCCCATTAAAGTTCACGCAGCAACTCTATTAAGCCTTATGCGTGATAAATGGGAAGTATGTATGCAAGACTGGCATACTGAATACGAAGAATTAAACAAAAAACGATGACTACCGGTGCACTTATATTCGCTTTTAATAATGAGCACATAGATTATCTCGCTATGGCACGATGGACAGCTGCCAATATTCTGAGGCATTTAGATATCCCAACTGCTATTGTGACAGATACGCAATTTGATCCTAAAGAATATGAGCAATGTATTTTTGCCAAACCAGAAGGAGCTCATTCAAGAAGGTTTGCTGATCAAGACAATGATGTAACCTGGTATAATGGTAACCGCGTTGACGCATATGGGTTAACTCCATGGGAACAGACATTAGTAATAGATGCTGATTATGTCGTGGCAAGTGATCAACTAAAGACATTATTAGCTATGCCACATACTTTTGCGGCACATAAAACAGCATATGATGTTGTAAATCTAGATAATTTTGATGAATTAAACAACTTTGGCAACTTTAACATGCCAATGTGGTGGGCTACAGTAATGATGTTTAGGCGAGATCCAGAAGTTGAGATGTTATTTAACGCAATGAATATGATTAAGCAAAATTGGCAGCATTATAGAAATTTGTATAAGATTTCAAAATCAACCTATCGCAATGATTTTGCTCTAAGTATTGCTTTAGGTATTATTCATGGGCATACACTTGATCATACCGACATTCCGTGGAACCTAGCATCAGTAACTCCTGACCATGCGCTGAAAAAACTAGCAAACGACATATATCAAGTAGATTTTTTAACACAGGATCAAAAACCAAGATATATAACTTTATCTAATCAGGATTTTCATGCAATGGGTAAGAGACATTTAGGAGATATTGTTGCCAGTGATATCGGATAGAGGATATTTGATCCCTGCTATCGGTGATCAATATATTGAGTGTGCTAATAAGTTAGTTTATAGTATACGTCAGTGGCATCCTAATGCTTATTACACTATTATCACTGAGGATATGTTACCATATGGAAATCTTGGAGGATATGCTAATGATTGGCAATGTTGTTTGCTTAGTCCATACAAACATACTATCAAATTAGAAGCTGATATGTGGTGTGCTAGTCCGATTGATCATTGGTGGGATTTATTCATGACCAAGGATCTAGTTATTAGTCAAGGATGTAGAGATTTTTACGATAAAGCTGGTAAATCAAGATATTATCGCAAGATATTTGATGATAACAACTTGCCTGATGTGTATAATGCCATTACATACTGGCAAACAAGTGATACAGCCACTGAATTTTTCAAATTAGTGCGTAGTATATTTGAAAATTGGGAAAAGTATAAGACTTTGTTAAAATTTCCCGATGAAAAAGCTACCACTGATGTAGTTTATGCTATGGCCGCTATTATAATGGGAGTTGAAGATGTAACCTTACCGAAAGGACTAGGCCCGACAATAGTACATATGAAGAAACATATGATACCTATTTTATCGGAAGATTGGAGTAAAGAGTTAGTATGTGAACATACAAATCCTGGCATTAGAATCAATACAGTAGCACAATGGGGATTAGTTCATTATTATATCAAAGAGATGGCAAATGAATGAAGAAGAATTTTGGGCAGCATTGCAGCCTATAGAGATAAAACCTGTATTTTATAGGCTGTATCATGACGAACAAGGACTTCCATTATTTTTTAGTCAAGAAGATTTACCTGGTAATTATATAGATCTTGATCAGACTACATACAATACACCTCATACTCACATTCGAGTAATTGATGGTAAACTAGTGACTCTTGATACAAATGTAATAACAAAAATAACTCCTACAACATATGGAGTACCATGTCACCCACACGATGTAAGTATAGTGGTTGGCACAGCATTGCCTCATGTAAACTGGAATATAGTATGACGACAAGAGTAGATGTAGCAGATTTAGATGTAGTATATCTTTCGTATGACGAACCACAAAAAGAAAAGTTTTGGGTCAACATTAAAAACATAGTGCCCTGGGCAAAGCGGGTCGACGGAGTTGTTGGATCAGATGCGGCCCATAAAGCTGCTGCTGCTGCTAGTGAAACTGAAAGATTTATTTTAATTGACGGTGATAATCTTCCTGAAGATGATTTTTTTGATCTAATACTTGAATTTCCAGATGAACAATGGGAACAAGCTGTATATCGATGGAGAGCACGTAATAATATTAATGGATTGATGTATGGCAATGGAGGAATTAGTTCATGGACTCGCACGTTTATCAATGACATGAAAACACATGAAAATACTGATGGCAAAGTTGAAACTCAAGTAGAATTTTGCTTTGATCCATTATACTGGGCTATGCATGACTGTTATTCAACAACATATCCAAATGGATCACCGTTTCAAGCATGGAGAGCTGGGTTTAGGGAAGGGGTTAAGATGTGTTTAGATCGCGGATCTAAACCTAGTATACAAGATTTTAGAAAACGTGTTCATCATCGTAATCTTGATCACTTAACTATATGGCATAATGTAGGCAGAGATGTTGAGAATGGTATTTGGGCTATATTGGGAGCTCGTATGGGCACCTACATGCTTATGATTAACTCAACTTGGGATTACACACAGGTACAAGATTTTAATGCGCTTAAACTGATATATGATACTATCGATGGGCATAACCCAGAGCATGTTGCTGCTAGGATTGCGCCTGATTTGCATACACAATTAGATCTTCCGATAACAATGCTAGATGAAACTGCTAGTAAGTTTTTTAAGCGTCACTATCATAGTAACTGGCACAACCAAGGCATAATGGTTCGTGAAATTGATGTAATACGCAGACAAGAAGGTTGGTAATTACTTAATATTAAGTATTTTTATTGGGATTCTACGCTTATTAATGTTAACATCGCTTGAACAGTTACATATATTGTATGGACAGATAATAGATTCAGTTGGCCAGTGTATGAACTCAGGTGTATTAATGTTACCTATAATTCCTCCTGCCATACAGTTACCTCTTTTAACGTTACCTGTAGCTCCAATGAATAAGCTGCGTAATCCTACATCACACTCGTAGTCTTTAAAGTTTGTTTGTCCACGGTTAATATAATATACTTGATCTTTACTGTACCCTATTGTGCCATCATCAAATATGTATTCAGCTCCTAAGTTGAACCAGGGTTTATGTCTGTGTGGATTGTCTGCTCGTGGAAAACGTGGTTTGGCTGTATCCATCCATTCAATCTGTTCCTGTGTATATTTGTCGCTGCTGTTTTGTCGCCCCCACTCATACACTCGCACAACTTCTGCGCTATACCCATCATGTTCTAGTAGCTTGTTATATGCTTGGATACACTTATCCCAGTGACTACTTAGCATCATTACACGGGCCGATACACGGGTTACCTCCGCTGTTGCTAGGACATTGTTGAAGTATTGATCTGTTGAGAATTCAGGATGATAGCTAAAGGATATCTGATTAATGTAAGGGCCGATTTCTTGCCAATACTCTTGACTTTTGTATGCGTTTGATGTTATAGTAATACTGTGCCCTGCGGTATGTATCAGTTTGACCAACTCTGGGAAGAATGGACTCATACTAGGTTCACCGCCCCCGATAGAGAAATGTAATTTAGGGTATCGTTGGAATAATAAGTCTAAGAATCTTCTGGCATTGTCCCAATCGTAATTGTGATTAGAGCCATTGTGTGTTGAGGGTGGACAGTAAACACAACTGTTTGGGCAAATGTTGTTGACAATCCAAGTAATATGAGTTACACTTTCACTATGCTGTCTTACTACGTTTATTTTAGGTAATGCCATCACTTAACTCCAATTATCATATAACGTGTAAACTGTGAATCAGGATACACAAAGTCTAAACTATCGTAATAATCAATACTTGTTAGCGGATATTGGTCAATGAAATCATCCAATGTAGCAGAATGCACCACATGATCGTCATGCGGCATATCATTGCCTTGAAGTATAACTCTAGTTCCCTTAGGAATGTTATCAAACCAATCCATAGAGTCAAAATGCTCTGTGCTAGTGTTAATTATTAAATCTGGGTTTCCAGGCAATTCTATATTACAATCTTTTGTATATGCTTTAAACTTCCATTCCTTAATAACCCAATTTTCATTTATCATGTCAGCGATTGATTCACAAGTAGGATCTAAATCATAGCTTTCAATACGATCAACCATAAACTTTTCTCTACTTAACAGTAAGAATCCAGTTATACCATACCATCCGGCATATATACGGGTAAGTTTACTATCCCATCCTAAATTTTCAAGTTCACGACATAGCCATAGCTTGCTATCCATTTGCCCATTTGAAAATGCGTCTTTGTTTATCATAGATTTATTAAATTTTTATGTATGTAATGGCTATAATCCAAATACCCTTGGTTAACATATTCTAAATATTGCTCTTTAGAAGTTATTTTTTTAATCACATTAGTTTTAAATTTATCCATTGTAAAATGTTCTACAGATTGTGTGGTAATGGTTTCGTATATTAACTCAGCTAATATTTTTAAATTGGGAATAGTTAAATGATTAGCTCTAGGATCAAATTTAGTAAATTCCACAAAGTCCATATATTTATACCCTCCGATAATTTCTCTTGTTGTAATATCAGTAAAAAGTATTGGAGGTATTAGAAAATTGGCAGGGTGAACTATATTAGGAATATGGTGTTTCCATGGTTGATGTTTTAACATTATAAATGTAGCATTGGGTTTTGATCTTGCTACATTGCTTATTACATGTACATAACTTTCGAAGTTCATGGAAATTATATCAGGTGACGCATTAACCATCCACCATTCAATATGCTCTTTACTTTTGTAGTACCAACTATTGTCAATATGTGGTCTTGTGTCGGGACCATGGCAATAACCTGCCGCTGTTTCTGGATGATTTGAAATTTGAAAATCAAAATGTAATCTCCCCTTAGTGCTAGGTATGTAAACCACAATATCATCATCTCCGATAACATTATTTTGAGCATCATTTACGAATTGTAGTGCAGCATATTCGGTACTACCCCCTCCTACTGCTTTATTGATTAGTGGAATTTGTAACTTTTCTTTGAGCAGTACTGCCCATGTCTGCATTCCTGGATCATTGCTGACACCAAAACTATCGCCATATATTCTTAATGTTTTCATGTTATCACCTATCAATCACTGTATATTTAACCTAGAGTTGTAGTATAGTTTACTATCCGTTTGCTCGTTTGAAAATGCATACTTTGGTATCATAACTGTGGCAAATTGTTTAATATTGCGTGTCTATAATACACATACTCTTGTGTAACATATTCTAAATATTGCTCTTTAGAAGTTATTTTTTTAATCACATTAGTTTTAAATTTATCCATTGTAAAATGTTCTACAGATTGTGTGATAATAGTTTCGTGTACTAGCTCAGTTAATATTTTTAAATTGGGAATAGTTAAATGATTGGACCTAGGGTCAGTTTTAGTAAATTCTACAAAGTCCGTATAATTATACCCTCCGATAATTTCATTAGAAGTTATGTTAGTAAATGATATAGGAGGAATTAAAAAATTGGCAGGGTGAACTATATTAGGAATATGATCCCATGGTTGGTGTTTTAACATTATAAACGTAGCATTGGGTTTTGATCTTGCTACATTGCTTATTACATGTACATAACTTTCAAAGTTCATAGAAATTACATCATGTGATGCATTAACCATCCACCATTCTATATGTTCTTTATTTTTATAGTACCAACTATTGTCATAATCTGGTCGTACATTGGGTTCATGACAGTAGTCTGCTGCTGTATCTGGCCGATTTGAAATTTGGAAATCAAAGTGCAATCTTCCTTTAGTACTGGGAATATAAATGACGATATCATCATCGCCGATAACATTCACATCGTTGACAAATTGTAACGAAGCATATTCTGTGCTGCCGCCATGTATAGCTTTATTGACTAGTGGGATTTGTAATTTTTCTTTAAGCATAGTAGGCCATGTCATAACCTGCATATTAGCACCGAAACTATCACCATATACTCTTAATGTTTTCATTGCCTATCCGTTACTGTATATTCTACCCAATCGCCTAGTTGAGTGCTGCCATTTGTAATAGCAGTCGGGTATGCTGCAAATATCGCATCTAAAAAGTCATTATATTTTTTGGTTATTTCTTCTAGTGTAAAATTTATCATAGTATAGTCAGTGGCAAATATGTTACTATAAAAAAAGAACGGAGTGCCTCCTATAGTCTTAGACAACAAACTTTTAACTTCGTCAAGTTCAAATAAGTTGCATTTTACATACTCAACTTCACAGGTTTTAAATCTATTCCATAGTTCTTTGAATTTTTCTTCACTGCCAAAGTCAGAAAACAAAAGTTTTTGATTTTCTTCAATGCTGCCATTGATGTATTTGTAATATTGCTTAAAGTCATCTGACTGTTTTGCTAGATACTTTGGAAAATCATTGCCATCCCAAGTTTCTTTAAGTTTTTTGATCCAGTCAAGTGATTTTTCATGAAAGTCATAAAACACAAATTTCACAGTATCATTTCCATTTAGTATATCAAGATATTTAAACCCTGATGCTGTGCCAAAGTACGTATCACACTTTTTATTACCATGAAAGTAATATCGTTCACTGTTATATACCCAAATAGTAGGCGCAAGTTTGAATGTTTTTATCCATTTCTTTTGATTAGAGTTGGATACTAACTTTGTATTACGTTTTATAAATGCTTCATATAGGTTATCTGTATCTGATTCAGGATAGATAAACAATCTACATTTACGCATTTCATCAGTAAAGTTGTCTATCTTAATACCATTGGCAAACGCAGCTTTTAGAAATCCATATCCTTGGCTAGTTCTAGTGCCTACTGTTGTGCCTTCAGAACCTTGCATCCAATATGGTGTATATCGATCATGAAAGTTCTCTTTTGAACGTATATAGTTAGGAAGTTCTTCTGTTACTGTATCCCACCCGCCAAATTTAGGAGATCCTATCTCTTTCCATTTGTTGATGTTAACAAACATCATCTGATGATGTATTTCAACCCACCCGGAACCATTCTCACTTTGCCAATCCAATGTAAATGCCAACGTAAAAAAGTCTGGATTGTCTATACTATACTGTTCAATTTGTTCCAGTAATACATTGCTTTTGATTAGATTACCAACTGATTGAATAAAGATTAAATCAAAATCTAAACTATCATTCATTGCATCATCAATGTTGTTATAAAACATAACTTTACCTTCGACGATAGGAGTTATCATTCTTGAAGTCAGTGAGAAAGTTAAGTCACGAACTTTATTAAACAGTTCAGTGTGTTTTTCGGCCACTCTTGCTTCATCAACAACAGCAAATTTTACTTTTTTACCTTCAAAAAATCGTCTTGTGTATACTACATTCATAAACTGTAAAACCCTTTATCGTAATTTCCATGTACAATGACATGGTATCTAACTTCATTGCTGTTATTAATGACAATATGTTCAGTGCCAACATCTAACACTAATCCAGTACCAGGTTTAAATGGTACTATACCTTTATTCTTAAAAACAAAATGACATCCCTCTGGATTATTAATAGCAATATTTAATGGACTAAATGCTCTTTCAAATTTATTATCACTATGTGGCATAATGTATCCACCTGGCGCAAGTCGCATAATACGTACACGATCAAATTCTGTAAATGGTAAACTACTTAAAAATTTGTATAAGTTAGGTACACGCTCACACGCATCGGTCCAATGATATCCAGCTTCTGTAGCATTTGTGAACCCATACTTAGTATAATGCTCGGTCTTGTGTTTGTCAATACCATGTAGTGTCAAACTTTGCCACCCTTCGTGTCCGTACCCTTTTTTCTTGTCTTGTCCTCGATGATTGAAGTACAAGTCATCTACTGACTTACACTCGGTTAGTAATAATTCAGTATCAAAGTCAAACTTGATAGGATAATACACACATTCTGGATCATCATGTGATTCTTGAAAGTTAGTATATGTTGGATTTGCGAAGTCTTTGTTTTGATTATAAAACTCAAGTAGATCTGGCGGAAAATTTGGTTGTGTGTTCATTTAAGATTATTTAATATATCATATCTATTTGGTATTAGCCCATTCGCTACATATTTTAAATATTGTTCTTTGGATGTAATTTTTTCAATAACATTAGTTTTAAATTTATCATATGTAATATTGTCGATTGATGAATTTTGAATTGATTCTACCAACAAATTAGCTAGTATAGTTAAATTAGGAATAGTTAAATGATTGGACCTAGGATCAATTTTAGTAAATTCAGTCCACCATTTATAATCAAAATTTTCTTCGTGTTTTATTCCTACTTCGGATTGATTAATATTCATAAGAAAGATATTGGCTCTTAAAAAATTTGTAGAAGTTATATTATCAAAAATGTTTTTTTTATACTTTCCGGGAAAAGTAGGCAAAACTATAACGGTACACGAAGGATTGCTAACAGCAAAATTTTTTAAAAGTTGTATATATGATTCATGTGTAATTTCTTGCATACGTCGATTATGATTGACCATCCACCATTCAATATGATCTTTGTTTTTCCAATACCATTCTTGCGGAACATAGTGTTGTGGGACATGTAAATAAAGACTAGCTGTTTCTGGAGCTTCTGTTAATTGATAGGTGAAATACAATCTACCAGTCGAACTTGGTAAAAATATGATAATATCATTATCATCTATGATATTATTTTCAACATCGTCTACAAATAATTTGATGGCATATTCTGTGCTACTACCAGATATAGCCTTATTTTTTACAGGAAGTCCTAATAAATTTCCAAGCATTACACCCCAACCTGAAGCAAGCGGAGGACGTCCAACATCTTCTCTTGCGGCAAAACTATCGCCGTATATTCTTAATGTTTTCATATACTTTTTATTTCCCAAACTTTGTATTTTGGTACTGGTGATAGTTTATCCATATCAAAATAATCTACAATTTCTGGAAATACTTCTTTCCAATTTGATTTTCTATGTCTATCGTGATAGTTAATATAATTGAGCATGTATTGGCACTTCTGTACATCAAATGGGCTCATTATTTTAGAAATTCTACTATCTTCACCATATTTTTGTTTAATAACTTCTTGTAAGGCAGGGGGTATAGAGTTCATATTCATTTCTAGACCAACGACTGGATGCGGGTTAAGAAACCATTTTTCTATCTTAGTAGTATTATGTTTTCCAATAGCAAATTTCTTTGCCCATTCGGTATAGGTATCTATGTAAAACATGTTAAAAGGAGTGGCAGTAAAACTAAGATTTATCACTAAATTAGAATGTTTTAATAAAAAATATTTTTCTAAATTAGCTTCGACTTGATGCCATTGTAATGGCCACCTTAAATAATTAAATTGTTCACCAATGGCATCAATACTAACTGCTACATTTACATCTCCAAATTTTTTCCATAATTCTAGTGTTTCTTCACATGGAAACAAACTTCCATTTGTCACATATACAAGGTTTACATCCTTTGGATTTTTAACTAATTTTAACATTCTTAGTTGTGTATTAGTTTTGAATGGTTCGCCACCAAAGAAATGTATTTGTTTTACTTTAGAAAAATCAATTATTTCAGTGACAGTATTAATACGGTCTTCGACAGTTGTATTCCATCTATAGGTTGGACTTTTAAGTTTGAGTGTTTTTGTTTCGTATTGCTGCCATGTAGTACTATTCCAAGTCCCACACATTAAACAAGCGGCATTACAATCATCATCTAATTGCAATTCAATTTTAATAGGATCACCAATTGGATCGTTATTAGTGTATACTGACGTATTAGTATTGGATATAGTTCTAGGAGAATCAGTTCCAGCTTTTTCTAAATCATAGCAATAGCTACACTCTGGAAGCCAGTCATCAACTTTGTTTAAATTTAAAAAAGTTTCTTTAATTTTATCTATGTCAAGTATATTAACTTGCGTTTGTGGAGTATGCTTAATCCAGCAACATGGTTTTACATTATCATAGGTAAAATGATAGGTATTAGTTAAAAATTTACAAAACATTATCAATCCTTTTATTGATAGAAACATCAGTGTCACAATGGCATAAATTTACATTACATTTAACAGGTTGTGTTACCCATGTGATATTTTCTGGATCATTAATAGATCCCAATGGACCTCCGACACAACAGTTACCGGCGAATACTACTCCATTGTAATCAATGTAAAGTGATTTTAATCCGATTTCGCAATCATATCCTTTAAAATGAGTTAACCCGCTATTAACTAAGTCTGTGGTATTGGCATTTTCTATACTTGTACCATCTTGGAAAAAATATGTAGCACCTAGTCCGGGTACATCTCTACGATTCAAATGCAACATCTTGCCTGTGTTGTCAGGTCTATTTTGTTCAAACCACATTTGTTGGGGAACATTATATACATGAGCACTTGAATCCATCCCACGTTTGTCCTGTATCATTACTGGTTCTATTGTAAATTTATCTATTTTAGATAACTTATTGTATGCCGCCACACATTGTTCCCATTGTCCAGGCAGCATTAATATACGGACATTAGTTGGAATTAATTCTGCTACTGCTAATGTTTTTTCTAAAAAGTTTATATCAACAAATTGCGAATGCCACGAAATTGATGCGTAATTTAGATACGGTGCTAACTCTTTCCAATACCTAACAGGTTTTGCTAGATTAGTTGTTACCCCGATAGTATGCCCACGATCGTAAAACAGTTTACAAATTTCAGGAAAGAATGGACTGACGCTAGGCTCGCCTCCGCTG